TACAAAAGAATTACAAGAACAAATTGAAATAATTAGGAAACTATTTTACTTAAAATACAAACAAACTGATATGCATAGTATTTATATAGACTATAATTCAAAGACAAGGTAAAAATTAAAACTATAAAAAAAGTTTTAATAAAACTTTTTTTTATTAAATTGAGAGACTATCTATTTACATCAAATTCATATCAATTATGTCGTATCTTATTGATACTGATGAAGATTATTATAACATTGAGTTCTTTCCAAATGAAGAACCTACTACTTATGATAATTATGATGAAAAAATAGATATTCATGATATTATATGTAATCAACTAAGTGATTTTAATACTCCTTCATTTAGAACTACATATACTTATAAAAATAATTCAAATCTGAATAATATAGATTTAAATAACATTATGGAAAAGCAATATACGTATGATGATATATATTATCAGACATTAGAAGCACTTTATGCGGAGATAAATAAATTTATAGATTATTTAAGAAATGATTAAAATATATATTCTTAAATAAAATGAAATATATATATCTTTGCCTAATTTTTATTGTAATTATCATAATTTCTTGTTTTAAGTCATATGAATATTTTATAGAGAATGATTTAATCATATTTTTAGATAGAGAATCAGCATATAATGTATTAATTAATTCAGGTTATTTAAATAAATTGAATAGTTTAAATATGAAACTCAGAAAATGTAATAATTTAAATGATTGTAAAAGACATTATAGAAAAAATATTATAAATTATACGGAAAAAGAGAAAAATATATTAAGAAGGATGATTATTAAATGTGATGAAAAATTAAAAATATTTCCAAAATTACATAAAATTGAATGGAAATTTGCTAAAATTAATAATAATTTAGAAGAAGGATTACCACATACACATTTAGATACAATATTTTTATCTGATAAGTTTTTTAATAATCCTTCTATTGATACATTAATTCATGAAAAAATTCATTTATATCAAAAAAAATATCCTTATAAAACTGATAGCTTTTATAATCTTAATAATTATGAAAAAACTCAAAAAATAGACATTATTAATAGAAGAGCTAATCCTGATACTAATAATTTTGATTATAAAAAAAATGGCGTTATTACTTATTCCATTTTTAATGAAAATCCAAAATCATTAAGCGATATAAAATTACATAATGATTCTAATAATCCTCATATTAATGAACATCCTGATGAATATTTCGCATACCTTATAACCAAAAAAATTATGAACAAATTTAATGAAAATGATGGTGAAATAATTAATTACATATCTTACTAATTAAACAATTATAATCTATACATATACTTGTCATATTGAATACAATATCATTATCTTTAAATTTACTATTACATAATTCACATCGCTTTTTTATTTTTACATCATTATTAAATTTAATCAAATTTAATTTTGTCTTGTAATTTTTCCAATAATTTATCGTCCATGATAAATCTTTTAAATAATATTCATCCATAATCCATCCAAGTTTAATAAGTTTAACAGCATAAGTTATTTTATTAAAATATAGATTAGATAATTTATTTGATAACATTTTATTATCATTTAAAAAATATGTCATATTATAAAAATTATTTATTAAATAACAAAATCTTTTATTTATAATTCTATTATTAATATCATCGTATGTTAAATTACTATAATCATCATTATAAATATAAATTAATCTATTATATGATGTATATAATAAATTACAATCAAATAAACCATCAATAGAATTATAATGGTATTTAGACATAGTATAGTAATATAAATATAATTTAATTTTTTCATTATTTTCATAAACAGTAATTATAGCATTATTATTATTAATTTTTACAAATTTTATATCTTTCTCCAAATATAATTTTAATATTTGATAAATTTTCTTTATTTCATAACAAACTATAACCTTATGTTCATTTCTATTTAATAATACATCTTTTATAAAATATGAATTTAATGATAATAATAAATTTTCTATATTCATTATTAATAAAAAATTTGATTTTGTATTTAAATAAATTATTTAAATGAAAATGAAAGATATATTAATTAAAGAAAATTATATTATTAATTATAAAAATATGAGTTTTTCTACTATTATTAATTCTATCAAAAATAATCCAAAAGTTTCTTTAACTTCTATATCTAATAATGAATTAATTGATATAGTTCAAAAACTTAATTATGATTATTACATTAAAGGTAAAAGCCATTTATCAGATGAATTATATGATTTTGTAAAAAATGAGTTAAAAAATAGGGAACCGAATAATCCATTGATAGATAATATAGGAGTTTCTAAAGTTTATAAAACAAAATTACCACATCATATGGGTAGTATGGATAAAATAAAAAGTGGTGATAAATCAATTATTAATTGGTTAAAAAAATTTAATGGTAATGGATATACTATTTCTGATAAATTAGATGGTATATCTGCTTTATATGTTAAAAATGAAGAAGGTGAAAAACTATATACTCGTGGTGATGGTAAAACTGGTAAAGATATATCTTATCTAATTAAATTTATAAAAGGTCTTAATAAAAATACTATTAATACTTCTATTAGAGGAGAACTAATTATTAGTAAAAAGAATTTTAAAAAGATTAAAAGTGATGATAAAGTTATGAATGTTAGAAATATTGTAAGTGGTGTAATTAATTCAAAAAAACCTAATTTACAATTTCTAAAATATATTAGATTTATAAGTTATGAGGTTATAATTCCAGATAATTTAACTTCAAAAGAGCAGTTTAAATTTTTAAATGACCAGAAATTTCTAACAACATTTAATATTTACAAAGAGAATATAGATAATGAATCTTTATCTAAATTATTAGAAGAGAGAAGAGAAAATTCAGACTATGATATAGATGGTATAATAGTTACAGATAATAATTTTCATAAAAGGAATGTGGATGGTAATCCTAAATATTCATTTGCATTTAAAAATATTTTCACTCTTAATAAAATTGAAGTAATGGTTCTTAATATTGAATGGAATATTACAAAAGATAAATATTTACAACCAGTTGTAACATTTGAGCCGATTGAGATAAATGGAGTAATGGTTAAAAGAGCTACTGGTAAAAATGCTAAATTTATAAAAGATAATAATATTGGACCTGGAAGTAAATTATTAATAGTTAGAAGAGGAGATGTTATACCACATATTGAAGAAGTTTTAAGTGATAGTGATACTGGAAAACCGCAGATGCCTGAGTATGATTATGAATGGAACAAAACTGAAGTTGAGATAGTTTTAAAAGATAATATTAATAATAAAGAATTAGTTAAAATAACAGATATAAAGAATATGGAAAATTTTGTAAAAAAAATGGAATTTGATGGTATTTCAAGTGGTATTATAACTCAATTATATAATTCTGGTATTAATACTATTTATAAATTTATCAATATTACAAAGAAACAATTACTTAATATAGAAGGTATAAAAGAAAAGAAAGCGAATAATATAATAGCTTCAATCGAGAGCACGATGAAGGAGTTAGATTGTATAAAATTGATGATGGCGTCAAATACATTTGGGAGAGGTTTTGGTTTAAAAAAATTAGAATTAATAATGGATAATATAAAGGATAAGAATTTTGAAAAGAAGCCTACATTAGATGAATTGATAAAGATAAAGGGAGTAGAGAGGACAACAGCCGAGAAATTTATAGAGAATATTGATAAATATTTGGATTTTATTAAAATTAATAAGATAGAATGTAATTTTAAAGAAAAACAGAAGATAATAGATAATCCAGAGTTAAAGATAAATGTAGTATTTACTGGATTTAGAGATAATGAATTAGAGGAATTTATAAAATTAAATGGAGGTTCTATTAAAACATCTATATCAAGTAATATAGATTATTTAATAATAAAAGATTCGGATACTACATCATCAAAAATAAAAAAAGCCAAGGAACTAAATGTAAAAATAATTACAAAAGAAGAATTTGAAAATAAATTCAAAAAATAGATAAAATATTTTTTATTAAATTATTTTACATAAATTGCATAAATATTTATTTTCATAAGAATTATAAATTCCTTCTGGGCGATTTTCATAAAGTAATACGCTGCAAATGTTACTTTCGCATCTATTTATTTTATTATTAGGTTGTTCAATAATTTTTTGAATAGGTTCTTTTCTAATAATTTTTTTAGGATTATTAATAGTAGGTTTTTTTTGTATATATTTTTTATTATGTAAATATAATAATTTTTCTACATTATTAGTAGTAAATTTATTAATTTCATTATTTAATTTTTTAATTTGAATTAAATCATTATTAATTAAATAACTAAAATTATTGTAATCTTCTTGATATTTTAAAAGTCTATCAGTAGTTGTAGTATTATTTTCTATAAATTTTTGCGTTAATTTTTCTTGTATAGTTTCATTATTTATACTATCATTAATATTATTTTCTATTTTATAATGTCTTACACAAAGTCCATCTTTATTAGAATAAAACATACATCCTTTTTTGCAACATACTTGTTTCCAGATAGTATCTTTATCTTTTCTTTTAAATAAAAGGCCTTTAAGATTCATAGTATATTGATAACTATCATTATAGACCATAATTTTTTTTTATAATTTTAATAAAAAATTTGTAAATTTCAAATTTTAATTAAAATTTATTAATATAAATGAGTGATGTTCCAGATAATATTATTAATAAAGCTTTATATAGAAAAATAAAGGAAGAAGCTAAAGAAAAGTTTGATAGATATCCTTCATTATATGCATCTAATTGGATATCTGCACAATATGTAAGTAGAAATGGAAAATATAAGGATAGTAAGAATAAAACAGTAAAAGATAGTAAAAAAAGTGGAACATTAAGATGGCATAAAGAGAGATGGATACAAATAATTCCATATGTAAAAGAAGGTAAGATAATTGAATGTGGTAGTAATAATAAGGATACAAAAGCATGTAGACCATTAATAAGAGTAAATAAAGGCACTCCTCCGACTATTGATGAAATAATTAAAAAGTTTGGTAAAAGAAAGGTAATTACTTTAGCTAATAAAAAGAATAAAGATATGAAAGGTAGATTAAATTGGATTAATGGAACATTTACTCCATCTGATGAGAGACCTATTAATAGAAAAACACAAAGAGTTAAATAGAAATTTAATAAAAAATTTTTGGATCGGATTTTCAGGAGAAAAATATTTTAATAAAAAATATTTCGAATTATATTTAGTATTTATTTTAAATAAAAGCTTTGAAGTAATATAATATTATTATAGATTAATTCAATTTTAAGAGATTTATTTTTAAAATTATAATAAGTGGGGTCTGGTTGTGGAACTCTTGAAATTCCTCTAGTTCTAACTGCATGCATAATAGTAACTATTTTAATATCCATTGGACTTTTCTCAGATATTATTAATTTACCTTTACATAATGCTTCTTTAATACTGCATCTTTTATCTTCACTGGCAATAGCTCCTTTAACAATACTTGAAAAATCATTATCATTAAAATCTATTTCGATTTTAGAAGGTAAAATGAAACCAGGCCATTCTTTTTGTTCACCTTCATATAATTCCAAATCAGTAATCTTAACAATAATATCAATATTTACATTGCATACTTTTTTAAGAGTATAATAGGCTGTCACTTGATTATTATTATTTAAATTACATGAATTCTTCTTGATTTGTATAAAATATTTAGGTTGAATACGAACTTCTTCACAATCTGTATCAGTTTTCCAATTCAAACAACTAATGCCAATATAAGTTGCAATATAACAGTTATCTGCATTTGGTACAGGATTGAGTTTTTTAGAATCTTCTGAAAAATCTCCAACATTCTTACTATTTGCCCATTCAATAGCAGCTTCTTTAGAATCACATAAAAGATATTCTATTATTTTAGAATTTATTAAAACTTCTAAAATATTATAGTTTTTTAAATTATCATTAACATAGTTTAACATAGTTTGGTCTGAAGAACCATTCCAAAAACAAGTCTTTGATAAATTAAAAATTTCATTTACCTTATATAATGAAATTATAGCAGGAGCTATAACTTTATTCTCAAAGATAGATGCCATCTTCTATTTTATATATCCAATTTATTTAAGATATTACTTTCACATTTTACTATACTATTCAATATGAAATTTGTATTATATAATAGAAAATTTTAATAAAAAATTTTTGTATCAATTTTTCAGTAAATCTGAAATTTTTGATTTTAATTCAATAATTTCTTGACTCATTTTAAATTTTTCATCCATTAATTCTATAATTTTCTCTTGTAAATTTATAATATTTGAAATATTTGTTACTTTTTTAATATGCAATTTTTCTATATTTATTTGGTTTTTTTCAATACATTCTAATATTTGATTTTCTGTTAATTTAGTAATTTCAATTATATTTTTTATATCATATTTCTTAGTATGTAATCTAATTGCTATAAGTTTTAATCTAGAAATTATTGCACCTTCACTTCTTTTATGTTGTTTAGCAACATCTGTTATTGATAATGTTTTTATTCTATTCAATAAATTCGTCTCTTCATAAATATTCCACTTTTCTCCGTGTCTATCCATATTAAAGATACTTAAATATAAATATAAGTATTACTTTCACATTTTACTATACTATTTAATATGAAATTTGTATTATATAATAAAAAATTTTTTATTAAAATTTTTGGAAGGATTTTTGAGGAGAAAAAATATTTTAATAAAAATAATAATGGTGAAGACAATAAAATTTAAGGATTATCCTGATTTTGAACCAAACTTAACTCCAGAAGAAATGTTTCGTTTAGGTTCTTTTGGAGGAACATATTGGAGGCCTATTAAATCTAACATTACTAATAAAAAATATGAAAATCAACATTTAGAATTTCCTGAATCTTGGTGGAAAGATATACCTGATAATTGGTTAGTTAATGAATGGAAAAATTATGATAAATCTATAAATAAATATGGTAAAAAAGTAGGAACTACTTTAAGATTCTGGGAAAAATCAGGATGGATTAATAAATTAGACCCATATGGTTGGGTTCAATGGTATTGTAGATTTTATGAAGGAAGACGTAATAAAAGAGAAGATTTAAGACAAATAAGAAGATGGAAAAATATAGCTGGAAAAAATGGCAGATTTAGAAAAATGCTTGTAACTTTAATATTAAAAAAAAACTCTACATGGGATGACTTTAATATTTCTCCAAAAATTAGGCAAACTTTACAACACTGGGGTTATCAACTTACTAAAGAAGATTTCATATCAGAATCAAATAATAGAAAAAAATAATAGAATAATTTCTTTCTTTATATTTATGGTTTTAAAATGTGAAATCAATCTTAAATTCTGTAATCATATACAAAATAGAAAAAAGACAATGGTGTCTACAAGAGCTCAGAAAAGCATTCAAAAGAAAAGAAAGATTGTCCGTTGGACCAGTGATGAAGAATGTGCATTAAAATTTCTCTATACTAATAGAGAATTCTGCATTTATAAGATTGGAAGTTTAATCAATAGAACTCCAAGTTCTGTTGTATCAAAACTTCGCAATCTTAAAGTAACAAATCACTATTATGAAGCACGTGGTTTTAACAAACTTCTTGAATTCTATAAAGAGAAAGGTTCTATTGGATTTATCAATAAAGTAGCAAAAGATAAGATGAATGCTTCGAATAATAAATAAGTAATATTTTTGTAAACATTTTTTATTTAAAGTAAATGACTATAATTTATATATTGTAAATTATGCTTAAAACAAGAGCAAAAGATTATACTATAAGTGTTTCTAATATGCAAAATAATTCTAAAGCACTTTCAAGTGAAGTAGATTTAGATGATTCTGCGGATTCATTAATATCATCTAATGATATTAAATTGACAAAGAAAGAAGTTAAAAGTAAGATATTGTTATATTTAAAAAAAATTGAAAAATTAAGAACAGATGGTGCCTTTAGATTACAATCAAGAACTGAAGAATTTCCTGAGTATATGAATACAATTTATGATTTGTATGATTTTGTAATAGATAATGAAGCTCTATTGATAGGAACTAATAAAAATTCTAAATTCTATAAAGTTACTCAAGAAAGACTTTACTATATGATTAGAACTATTTTTAGAGAATATAAAAGAGCTGATTTATCTTATAGTATATATAATCAATATAAGAATTTCTTTAATTTATCATATGATAAAGCATTTATTTTAGATATTGATAATGATTACTGAATAGTATTAAAAAAATTTTTTTTATTAAAATTTTATTCAATTATTTGATATTTTCTATTAGATTCGTATTTTTTAATAACTTTATGTAATCTTTTAAATAATTCTTTTCTTTCAAGATAAATATTTCTAATATTATCTAAAACTTGATTATAATCTAACCATTTAACATCAATAACTTCTTTAATTTGAGTTTTATTATTTGGATTAAATAGATTAGATATATTATTAAAATCATTTTCGTGACATTTAGCGATATAATAAATGTGTCTATATCTAACATTATTCATAGCGATATAAATTTCTTCATAAGATTTAGTATTAATAAGATTAATTTTATCTCTACTGAGTCCGCTTTCTTCTTCAAATTCTCTAATTGCGGTAGATATATTATTTTCATTTAAATTTCTGCGTCCTTTTGGAAATTCATATTCAGTTTCTTCAAAAGAATCTTTTTTTGTTTCATTAAATAGAAAATCAAAATTAATTAATATATTTTTTTTATTAAAACCTTTTTTAAGTTTATTAAATTTTTGTTTAGAATTTTCATAATCTTTTTTGAATTTATGGATATTATTATAGTTTTTCCATAATAAATTCCATAAAGTATCAAAATCATTATTTATGATTCTTTCTTTTTCTTCTAGAGTTATATATTTAAAAAGTTTATATAAATAATGAATATTTTCTAATTCATAAAAACCTCTCATAAATTCTACATAACATAATGAGTCCTTTCTTTGTATCATCAAATATTTTATATCCTCATTTATATCTATATAATAACATAAAATACCATATGAAGTAATTGGATAATTACAAGTTTTAATAGCATGACCGTAATAACCACAATTCAAACATTGTAAATTTTTATAATTATTAGTTTTTAATTTATTATTATTTTTAATAGTTTCTAACATTATAAACAAAGTATATTATTCCTATTATATTTAAATAAATTAAAACAAAAATTTAAATTTAATATTAATATAAATAAAATGATTAGTAAAAAAATCTGGGGACCACATTTATGGTATAGTATGCATTTTATAGCATTAGGTTTTCCATTAGATGCATCAAATATAGATAGAACAAATTATAAAAATTTTTATATAAATCTTCCTAATGTAATTCCTTGTGAAGAATGTTCTAAGCATTTTGCAAAAAATCTTAATAATTATAATATTGATAATTATTTAGAATCTAGAGAGAAATTATTTGAATGGACTGTTATTATGCATAATGAAGTTAATAAATTATTAGGAAAAAAAATATGGTCTGTTGAACAAGCTTTAAAACATTATAAAAATTTCAATTTAGAATTAGAAAGTAGTTTTAGTTGTTTTAACAAATCATATTTAATAATAATAATATTACTAATAATAATATTGGTAATTTTATTGAGAAAAAGAATATTTAAGTGAATCGATTATAAAATTCTTGATAAGACCTATTAAAAAGTTCATTATATAAAGTAAAATCCGATATTTTAATTAAAAGCATTAAATCATTAATATGAATTTTAGAAAAATCAGAATATTTTTTATCAATATAATCTAATAATAATTTCATTTCTACATCTGATATTGATTCTAATAAATACTTTGTTTTATCTGAATTATACTTAAAGAGATTAAAAAAGAATGGTATATGATTAAGTTTATTTTTTTTAATTTTCCAAATTTTGGAAGGATTATTATAAAAATACGGATAATTCGAATTATCTGAATTATTTTTCATAGTTTGTATTTTAATGATATTATCAATCATATTTAATATATGATATTATAAAAAATTTTAAATGTTTTAAGATATATTAGGAATAGTATAAATTTTTAATTAATTGGAAGGAGGAGCTGGCCAAGTAACACCAATTAATTCATCTGTATCGATATCAATTGAAATATCTGGTGAATTTGCGGGCAGATCGCGAAGTTGTTGTCTGTAATCTAGCCAAGCCTGTTTGTGCTCATCCGACTTAAACGGGTAATCAGCCAATCCGTATTGGTCGGTTTGTTTCAATTTCTCGTCGCGTTGTTCACGCAGCTTCTTCAGAGTGTCCTGGGGTCTTAATTCATTCATTTTTGCCTGGACTTCGGCCCAAGACATCACTGGAGGTTCACCATTAATTTTCACATTGGCAAGAAAAAGCTCTTCGGACTTTACATTTTCGCTATCTTTGATATCGATTCTTCCGCAAGACCAATAAGTATTTAATGTCTTAAACAGGAACGCGGTATAGCTATTTGTCGTCGTCGTTGTCATATTTACTATATATATATTTACTATATATATATATTTTAAATAAAAAACATTTCATTTTATTCTTATCCAATCTTTATGATGTATGCCTGATTGGTTCTTGCACCACCATATAAATTTATCGTCTGGTTCCATAAATACAATAAGAAACGAATTGTGCCTGCACTTGAAAGAGATGTTATTACACTTGGGGTCGTGACTTGACGTCCATTGGCATTAGGAAGATTCTGTGGACCACTATCGTATACAAAATCGGCACTAGGGCCAGGGGTAGTTGTGCCTCGTTGTATAATAGAAGAAACAAAAGAAGCACCAGCACCATTTGAAATAATGTTCCATCCTAAATTCAAAAGAACCATATAAACACCGGCTGGAACATCTATATGATAATAATTTGTTGTCGAGAAGATGTTATGGGATGATTGTTCGACTGTATCAAATGAAATAAAATGAAACCCATTTGCGCTGATATTACTTGCACTATTCGTCTGTGAAACTTTAATGTACGGGAATTTAGGAAAGGCCGAGATGTACGCCGACCCGTTGTACTGGATAAAGTCCCCTGCTGTTGGTGTTGCCGATATGGCGACGTTGTTCACGGTCAAAGGCGGCCCAGTGAGGATCTCTTCGCATTCCCCCACTGATATGGTTGTCTCGCTGTAGGGGCGGGAACTGTCGGGCGACGTAGTAGTGGTCCGATTCAATTTGAATGTCCCTGAATTAACATCAGTCGTTTTGATTTGCGGTACATAAGAAACTAGATTGCCTGCGTCTGCCGTCAATGTATCGACGTAATAGATTTCCCACGTATCCATGCTGTAATCATGATCATTGCTGTAATAGCCTTGCTCGGCAATGGCAAGTGTCTGAGAATGATTCGTTGCGCTCTCGGAAGTAAGGATAGTCGTGACTCCACCCACTGTTCTCGCCAATTGGAAGATGACACGATAGTTCTGATCGAAATTAGGTTCGCCTCTAATGATAAAGTGTATTCTAACCTTCGAATTTGCCGCCGTCGTCGTAATCTGCAACGTGTTTGATCCGTTGAAACCCACCAAGTCGACCCAAGACGAAGGGGAGATGCTGGTTGTGTGTGATGTCGTGATCTGCTTGTACTGGTAGTTTCGCTGTTGCCCCACATTGTAGTCTGTGCTCCCAATGGTGACTTTGGTCAAGTCGGTCGTTGGGGTCGAAGACGGGTTGGCTATTACCGAAGTTCCAGCCGTTCCCGGTTGCCACTCTTCCAAGGTTGCATCATATACAAGCGCTTGTCCGTCCGAAGGGACTGTTGAAGAAATCGATAAATTTGATGCATAGTTGCTTTTGGGTTGTAATAATAACGATTCCGACAACAACGATATTTCAAAAGATGACAAAGTTCTAGGCCAAGCTGCGAGCCCATACCATCTAGTAGCAGAATTGGTATTACCCGAACCCAATATGATATAATTTTCGGTATCAGGTGTTCCAGTGTAAGTGTCCTCACCGGTATCTGTTCCTAAAAGTTGAACATTGCCGTTTGATTGTATTTCGTAAAGACTTGTTTTCTCTTGTGATGTGTTACTTGGGTTAGGCTCTACGGTGATAACATACATTTTCCTGCTTCCGGTTGATTGTGTGCCTAAATTGAATTCCCCATCACTATAACCTGGTTGATGATTGTTATAATGTAGATAACCATTGGCTTTAGTACCTGAACCATTTCGGTCGTAAAATATTATTTGATGAGAATAATTGCCATCACTATATTGTTCTGTATTTCTTTGCTGGAGTACATTGACATCGCCACTGCCACTGCCATTATTGTCAAAATCGACAACAAACGCATAACTGCTTGTTTGTGTTGTCTGGAGTATTGCTGCATTGTTAGAAGAGGCATCGATGAAATAGAATTTAGTGGATGAATCTGTCACAAAGTACTTGTAATTGTCGGAATCCTGGCTTACTGTTATCGAACCAGATTGTTGAAGCGTGTAGTTATGACTGCGCTCGCTCGAATCTCCTGCCACCACCCAATAGTTTGCCTGGGCTAATAAATTCAGTCCAACTATGGAAGTGGAACTCAAGATGGAACGAGGCTGCCACTGAGAGGAAGATGAATTGTAAGCAAGCGCCTGGCCGTCTGAAGGAGCTGTTGTGGAGACATTGCCCACGTCCGCTAGAGACGATATTGCTGCTGTTCTTGTGTAACCTCTTAAATTCAGTTCGGCAATAATAATGTTTTGAGAATAATTACTATTAAAAACGTCATACATTGTAAACTTGTACTTCTGGTAACTTGTTTTGCTGCTGTTGAAGGTCATGCTATGCAAAGAATTATCGCTTGTTGGAGTGACTCCTGATTTTTGTGTAAACGCTGATATGGTCTGTAAGCCATCGTCGGGCACAAGCTCCACGTATTGCTGGCCGGTGTAACCATAAACTTTGATTGTGGCTGGATACATGTTGTCATTCGATACGGTTGAGCTGCCGTTCCACCGTGCCCATGATTCAAACTCGGTGATAATCTGAGGGGAAGTCGGTGTATAAATTAATTCAGCAGGATTCGATGATGTTGCCGCACCTGTAGTATTAATAAAGTAGGTATAATCACCTTGATGATCTCTACTATTATCATACATGTGTTCACGCCGACTACTATCAGCTTCAGTAGTTCCACTACCCACACTCCATACGCTGTCTGCAGGCTGATTGTTGTAGCTGACAAAATCAACCGGTGTGTAGGTTTCGGTCGTCAATGCCACCTTGTAAGACGTCGCCCCTACAGTCAAAGAAGTAAGATTAGCTTCTGAACCACTTAGAGTTGGATTAGCTGTTACCGAAGTACCACCACCACCACCAGTAATAGTAATTGTTTTAGTTGCACCAGTTCCACTAGCAGTTACTCCTGTGCCAACAAAATTTAATGTAGTTGCAGCAGTAGATAAAGCACTTCCTTCATCTTGAACTGTTAATGTGCTACCAACTGTTCCCGGTTGCCACTGCGAAGACGATGTATCGTACACAAGCGCCTGGCCGTCCGACGGCGTTGTGTCCGAAACGTCCGCCAGGAATTTGAGGGGCGCTGCTGCCAAATTAGCATAGTCAGTCTCAACATAATCCATCCATTGCTGTGCTCCATTAATAGAGAGTGCATAATTAAATAATGAAAAATTTGCTAAATCGATATTATGATGATAATTATTATCTGGAGTGGTTGTATTTAGCTGAATATTTGCTATTTCTGGAGTACCTGTTAATCCAGACATCTCATATGAGTTTAGTGTAGAACCACCATTAGGATTCATAAATACATGTCCTGTTAAGGTATTGAAATTAAGTGATATGAATGTATGATACCAAACACCAACAGATATAGAGCCAGTGCCAAATGGTTTTAAGACATTGAAATAATTATCCGTGCCTGTCCAAAATCCTAAATTAGCATTTGGTGTTCCAGCACCAGAACCAGTTGATTCGAAGTTCATCACAATCCGTGAACCAAGAGTCCCGCTAGCATTACGAGACTCAAAGATACGAGCATTGGTGTCACCTGTTAGGTCATCTCTTACTTTAAAACGAATATAAATAGTGAATTCATTACTCACAAAACTTCCTGCAGATTTTGTAATATTAATATTATCATCATTGCTATTTGCAGAAGATCTTAACTGGAATCCTGTTCCTGATACAAATGCAGTATAGTCAAATACTGTAGTATCAGGAGTTTCTGAACCATAATTAGTTTGAGCATCTGTTGCATTTGTTGCTGCCGAGAATGGATAAGATAACAATAGCTTTGATGTGTCCGAATAAGAAACTTGCGAAACGCTAGTTCCTATCTTGTATTTTGTTCCACCAACAGTCAGGGCACTGAGATAATCTTCGTTACCCGTTTGTGTGTCCGTATGGGCAGTTATCGATGTTCCACCTCCACCACCACTAATAGTAATTGTTTTTTCTGTACCAGTTCCAGTTGCTGTTACTCCAGAACCAACAAAATTTAATGTAGTTGCTGCAGTAGCTAAAGCACTACCTTCATCTTGAACTGTTAATGTGCTACCTCCTCCTCCACTAGATGTTGCAGTTCCAGTTTCTATAACACCACCCATATTTGAATGAATTTTACATTGATAATATAATCTTCCTGGCATATCATCTGTTATTAATATTTTAACTCTTCTATATCTATTACTTCCAAAATTACTATTATAATCATTTGAATTATCATATTCAGTATCATTAATTATGTATTTAATATTATCTGTATTAGTATATTCTGTACTTTTTGCTCTATCTGTATAAAATGTAATTGGATGTCCATCATTACTACTATCATCTTGATTAAATATATATATTTGTCCTGTTCTAAATTTTAAATTTGGTGTTGTAATATCATTTATAGTATAATAATTTTCAGGAGTTGAAGGCATTGAACTATTTAAATTTGTTTTATATACACCTCCTTTATTTACAGATTCTGAAGATGATACAACTTTTACATTTAAAGTTTCGAATTTTGATATACCTTGCAATTGATATATACTATTATTCGTAAAATTTCTAATAACTTTTCTTCCAAATAATTTAATTTCTCCAATAACTGGTTTATAATAATTATCATTATTTGTATCAACACGATTACCATATATTTTAAATTCATAAGAATCATAAATTAATGCATCTGGATTAAAAGATTCATCTATTACTGGATTATTTAAACCATATTCTGTTGAAGCAGAATAGTTCATATTATTTACTTCAGGACTATTAATAGTTGTAATTAAAACAGAATCAGATGATGAACCTCCTCTTGGAATACCATGTATTTCGAATTTAGAAGGAAACATTGTTTTATCAGTATCATCTCCATCAGTTCCATATTTTCTAATCCACATCTGAACTTTTCTTAAACTATGGTCATTTGTTGGGTCAGGTGTATATGTAAAACTTTGAGGATATATTTGAGGATTAGAAGAAACTTTAAATCTAACATATTGTGCAGTATTATTATCTTCACCAATTTTATTGTTAATTAAATTAGAAAAATTTCCGCCATCTGTATCAAATTCAAGACCTGTATTTAAATTTAAATTAGAATCATCTATATCAAATTCAACATCTCTATCATATGATAAATCACTATAACTATCTTCAGGAACTCTATACCATTCTAATTCTTGATTATTATTTGTAACATCATTTTTAATTCTTAATGTTTCAGTTTTACTACCACTTGATTCTGGTAAAATAAGATTTTGATTAATAGTAGTATTATCATTTGCTTGTATACTAACAGCTGCAACTACTCCATCAATAATTTTACTTTTAATTTTCAATTTGCCACTAGATTGTGCATTCGATTGAATGGTTGATGAAGTTGATTTATTCTTCAAACCTCCAATTGACTCCATTTAATAAATATAAATATAATATATATATAATTTTATATATATATATATTCTTTATATAAAAATTATGAAGGAGGTATAGGCCATACAACTCCAATTAATTCATCATATTCATCAAATTCCATATCTTTTATAGATTCATTATTATTCGGTAAATCTCGTAATTGTTGCCTATAAATTTTCCATGCTGTTCTAATTTCAGGATTTTTATGAGGATAATCTGGAAGAGCTAAATAATCACACTCTTTTAATAATTCATTTCTCTTTTTTCTTAATATTTCAAAATAAAATTCTTTTAAAACTAATTCTAATTCTGAATTCATTTTATCAATATCATTATATGGTGTTCCTATACAATTCCAACTAGAATCATAATCTTGTGATATATTTAATTTATCTAAAACTTTTACTCTAGCCTCTCTTAAAATATAACTTTCATAAATTAAATTATTACTTGGTTCAATAATACTACTATTCATAATTTATATATTATAATAATTATTTTAATGTAATTTTTAAATTTATTTATATTAATTTATTATTATTAATAATTAACTATTAATAATTATTTACTCCAAGATATACTATTGATATACGTATCCAATGAGCTGGAGGTGTTGAACCTCCATACCATGTTCCCCATACATATTCATAAGCAGTTGTGCTATTTGAAGCATCATGTTTAATATGATAAGTATATCCAGCTGAATTATCTTGAAATCTACCACATACTTCTAAATTTTCATATGTGAATATACTAGTGCTATTACGTGGTCTATATCCAAATATATGCCAACTTCTATATCCTGTTCCATAATCAGTACCACTTCTACCACTATTAATAGATACTTGATATACTCCTGATAATGGAGGAGGTCTCCATATACCTGTTGATAAATTAAAATATGTAGTATCATTTGTTAAAGAACCTAAATAGTATTGGTCACCTGCTCTATGAAACCATGAAGAACTTGTTGTGTATCCACTCCAAGTTCTTCTTCTATATGAGTCTCCAAAATTATTATTTGATGAATACGATGATGAATAACTAGAAAAACTATATAATATATTTCTTTCAGCACTAATTAAAGTTCCATTTACATGTAATTTAGCACTTGGACTTGTTCTTCCTATTCCTACATTACCGGTACTTGGATGATAATTTATACCTACATTATCCCAAGAACTAACTCCACTTCTGATAGCAAAATAATTTGCAGAACCCGAACCAGAACCCTCATAGACAAGCTCTATGTTTCTATCTCCAGCAACTTCTTCAAATACTATTTCTGGAGTATCATTCGCTGTGTCTCGTAAAAGGATATGTCCCGGATTTTCACATATAATTGTTCCTACAACATGTAATTTTTCTGTAGGATTATTTGTTCCTATTCCTATATTTCCATTATTTAAAATTCTCATTTTTTCACTATTTGATCCTACACGAAATATCATACTACCTGATGCTTCATTTGAAATTGTAAAATCAGTAGAACCTGCAGCTGGTATACCAATATATGCAGCTCTAGTTAAGTTAGGAGTTGATGCTCTTGCTAATGGATAATATGATATATAACAATGATCTTCACCATATAGTTTTAATAAACCTCCATTGCTATTTACATATACAGTTCCAGTTCCTCTGGCTGTTATATTAATGTCTTGATTAGTATTACTTCCAGTTGCATATATTCCATTATATCCTATTCCAATACCTTGTGTTCCATTGTAGTGACGAACTTCTATGATTCCATTTTCGTCATTACCACTACTACTAGTTGCATATATAGCAGCACCAGTTCTATGATTTCCAGTTCTTGCATTATCTTGAATAATATCTAATTTATTTTGAGGATTATTTGTTCCTATTCCTACATTTTGATTAGAATGAATTCTCATTACTTCAGTTGCATTTTCATATGCTCTATCATCATTTTGTGAAAATGTATTTGCTGTTTTAAATACAATTCCTCCACTATTTGAACCTGCACTATTTGCTAAAATTAATTCATTATCTGTACTTGGTGAAGCACCTATCATTGACCAAATAAAACCACCATCTTGTCTAAATAAAATGCGAGCATTATCTGTTTCATCATTATTATCTGTATCTGCTTCTAAAATTAATTCACAACTTCCTGTAGTACCACTTGAAATATGTAATAATGCTTCTGGATTTGTTGTTCCTATTCCTACATTTCCTGCTTTATCGCATATTAATGCTGGATTTTCTATAACTGGACTTGCTGCCCATAGTGCATTTACTGATGATGCTCCTGCTATTCCTGCATAATTTCCATCACTTGATAATGTTGTTGATATTATAGCTGGAGGTGCTTCATTACTTCCATCATCTTCATTATTTCTATATATTTCAATCACATCTCTTATATATTGTGGATCACTATCACTATCTGATGATGTGCCATAAAATATTGCTGCATATGGTTCCCTTGTAGTATTATTAGTTTGATCACGACTTGGAGCTTGAGCTAATTTAGTTAATCCAACACGTATAGCAGCAGTTCTTAAATCAGATGTAATATTTCTTGTAAATGAATCCGCACTTGTAAGTATACCTATTTGTGTATGTGTCATATTATTTATAGCAGTTCCTAAATTGTTTGAATCAGTTGGTTTATTGGCATCTGAATATGTATTATAGTTTGTACTTGATACATGTTGTAAAGTTTGACCATTTATAATTGTTAATGTAAGACCTGTAGTGGAAGTATTTACTATAGTTTCACCTGATAATATTACCAATCTACTAGCAGCATTATTTAATCCAGTCCCTTTAATATATAAAGAAGCTGTTTTATTAGTGGAACCATATGAAATTGTACCATCAATTCTAGAATCTCCATTAACATGTAATTCAGCTAATGGATCTGTATCACCTATATTTATTCCTAACTTATTTGAACCTCTATTTATAGTTAATGCTTTATTCAATGTTGAACTACCTGAAAAAGTTCCTATAAAAAATCTAGCATGATTGCCATTAAATTGTAAACCTGCACCCTGATTTGAGGCTTCAACTAAACTTAATGTTGATGTGAAATTTGAAGCAGATTCTATTTTTAAATGAGGTGATGTATCATATATATGTAATTTAGAAGTTGAATTTGTTGTTCCTATTCCTACATTTCCTGAAACATTTAATTTATTAATATTAATTGTACTATTATATTCTAAACCTAATCCACTTTGATTTACTGTTAATAATTGATCTGCATTTGCAGCAACTGGTAATGGAATATTTATACTAGGAACTGCTGATGGTGTCATATCCTCAATAATCCAAGAAAATGTTACATCCCATATTTTTGATGTTCCATGTGCTGCTGATGATGCTTTTAAGTAATATTCTTCATTAGATGTTGTAGTTTCAATTATAATTTGTGAAGATATTTGTGAATGATTATTACCACTATCAATAGCTTGAGGAGTTGAACCACTGTTAATAAATACTTCAGTTTCAACAGAAGATATATTTTTATATAATACAATATTAACATTTCTTTCAGGAGACGTACCATAAACACTAGCACACCATGATACCTTATATTTACCTATATTTTTAATTGTAATTTTACCATCATTAAGTGTAAAATTATCACCAACTATTAAAGGAGTTGTATACGTTCCAGTTCCACTACTAGATCCTAATATTTGTGCTTGATTAGTTAAAGTTACATCAGATGTTGTTTTTGTTATAGCTATATAACTTTGATTTCGTGCTCCTGAATTTTCAAGTGCATAACCACTTCCATTACTTACTAAAACTTTACCTGAATTTACAGAATTCGGTGTTGGCAATGTGATAGATGGCATTATTGGCTCGGTAATCGCTTGTAGAGGTATAGAACATATACGATAAAAATATAAATTAATTTTTTCACCACCTATAGATTCTTGATGATTAAATGTACAATTAATATATCTATTGTTTATATTTATATTTTTAAATTTAGTACTACCATCATTAACACCACCATCAGCAAAATGACTATCAAAATAAAACATTTCATTATTAATATTTATTCTTAAATCTTCATCCCATTCAAATCCTACATTCCAAAGACCAATATAATTTGTAAGAATTTTAGATAAATCAATTGTAAAACTACCAGTTGAGTAAAAATCCACAGGTGTAATATTATTAAAAAATAATTGTATCTGTATATAATCTGTTGAATCACTCCAATTAGTATGAGGAGTATTAGGAACAATTGTATAATCTATACCACCTAAATTATATTTTATTATTGATATTGATGAATCAGATAATTTATAACTTGTAATATTACTACTTGAAATTGCAGATAATCTACTACCTATAACACTACTTCTATTATCTATTTTACCAGTATCAGCATCAGTAACAGCCATTATTGAAAATACACCTTCTGCGAATTGGTCATGGCCCAATTGATGTAATGGAACTATTGGAGATACAGCCATTTGTCTTGTATTTGTTAATGTATCTGTTGCTAATAACATACATGACCAATGTGTATCACTTGATAATACATCACCTGCTGCTTCTACTTTTAATCTTATTGTATCATTTACTGATAATTTTATATTAGCTGAACCATTTACAACATATCCATTTTCTTTAATTCTAAATACATTTGTGATATTATCATCATTTCCATCATTTATACTTAAATAAATGCCATCTACATTATTTGCAGTTTTAGCATTAACTTTAATATCATAATAACCAGTAATAGGTATTGTATATATTCCAGTAGTGCTATTAAAATTAGTAGTAGGTAAAGCAAACTCATTCGCACCTGTATAATTCCATCCAGTTATTGTAGCATCTGCTGCTAACCCAGTATTATCACTTGTTAAATCAACTGAAAATCCATAAATAGGTATAGGATTAGTGCTTTCTCCTGAATTTAATAAATGTGCTCCAAAATTTGAATTTTCATAACCTCTTATTATCTCAGTTGAATTATTTACATCTGTACTTATTCTAATTAAATTATTCGAATCAAGATACTCAGTTGTGTTTAAACTATCTTTAAAATTCTTTAAATTTGTATATGTTAATCCATTATTTGTTGATTTTTGCAATACATAATGCCTATTATCTTCTTGTAATAATTCACCACTAAAAGTACATGAACTTACATCAGTAGAAGCATCATATTGTCTTAAATCAATTGTATCACCTACATTTAAATCCATTATAATTGTTCTACCTAAATCATCAAATTGACCACTACTTATTTCTACAAATTCAGTAAATTGAGAACCATTCTTAAAAATTACTAATATACCTCTTCCTGTTATATTTCTTTGAATCAAAGTTCCTCTTATTTTATATTTACCTTTTATTTGACAAGTAAATGTACCTGTAGATGCATCAAATGCATTATTCGTTTGATTTATAAAGTCCATATTTAAAAATGTATAACTTGCATTATAACCTCCATAGTTAATAAATTTATTACCAGACATTGAATGTGAATTTCCTTGCCATATTACTGTATGTTTCTTTAAATTTGCAAAAATATTATAATAACCATTTACAGGTGCTGTGTATGCTCCAGTTGTTAAATTATAATTACCTACTCCTTCATTATATTTTATTTGTTCAAAAACTACTGAACTATTTTGTGATACTGTTTTAAAAGTATTTCCATTTGTAGGAAAATAAACTGAAAATCCGGTGCTTACTCCTGAATTGAAATCTGCAAATTCAATACCAGTTCCGGTTGATACTAATGCTTTACCTTTATTTGATGTAGTAGGTTCCGGAACAGTTACACTTGGAAGAGCAGCCGTTGTAGCCCAACCTAATGAAGTTCCATTTGTTGTTAAAAGTCTACCTTGATTACCAATTTGTGATGGTATTGTAAACCCACCACCGTATAATGCCCATTCTGCAATAGATGCATGAGGATTCCCATAGTTTCCTGTAATATATAATTCATAATATTTATAAGCTCCAATTGAAGATAAATTATATTCATTTGCTATATGTAAATTATTTGAAGCTATACCATTACTTGATGATATTTCTGAATTTGCTAAATCAGTTTTCCAATAACTTCCAGCATCACTTCCATTATTAACACTGGAAGTTGCACCTGGTAATGATTGTGAATCTAATACAGTATATGTAGATGAATCACTTCTATTATATGTAGCGCTATCTGTAGCAGCTCTTAATTCCCATATACGTATATTTTGATTTTCTTCATTAAAGGTTACATTTCTAAAACGTGGCCATAATCTATATTTTGTTATAATTTGAGGTGTATTGAATTCATAAGATACCCATGCTGTTCCAGTACCACTACTAAATGCATGAGCAACTGATGCCCATATAAAACCATCTGAATCATCACGAATATTATTGTCATGTAATTTATCTCCTGTCCAGTTATTTCCTGCATAACTTGAAACATTCGTTGTGAAAGATGCTGTACCGCCTGCACCAGCTAATGCTTGTTCTTGAGTGAATGATGTAATTGAACCAGAACCAAGTTCAGTTGCTGATAATATTGTTGGATGTCTTGTTTTATCACTAGCATCTTCAGAAGTCCTTCCTATATAAAAATCAGAATTCTGATACAAATGAACAACTCGAATAAAATAAGTTACATTATGATTACCTGATAATCCATTTGTTGGGTCTGTATCAATATAATGTGGTGATAATGTAAATATACGGGCTAGCATTTGACCATCATCATGTGATGATATAGATGACCATGCTGGAATACCATTATCGTTATCAATACCTTTTGGGTCTGTTTGTGCTTCATCAGTTGAAACATTTATACCAATATATCCATTTGAATTTCCCCATATAATATTTCCATTTATTTTTTTTCCTAAACGTATAGCAAAATTATTTCCACTTGTATTACCATGTTGACCAAATGATATTAATGCATCTATTCTAATTTTAGAATTTTGTGATACATTTATAGTTACTTCAGTATTCATTAAACTATTTATACTATCAAGTGTATTATGTGATGCTAAATCAATCCAATAGTCCTCATCATATGTATCATTTGATATTAAAATTGTATTTATTATCATTGTTTGTTCGCATGCTAGTTCTTTTAAGTGTCCTGAGTATTCTAAATCATCACCTGCTGCATTTACTGTTACTACTTGTCCTGCATTCTCTACAGTTGGAGTTGCTAACAATGCATCAGGTGGAGCAGACCATTCAAGAGCAACACCATTTGTTTTAAGAATTTTACCACTTTTATTAACTTGTGAAGGTATTGTAAACCCACCACCGTATAATGCTAATTCAGAAATTGATACTGGTTCCCCTCCATTAGTTGAGGTCACATGCAAAATATAATATTTATAAGCCCCTATTGAAGATAAATTGTATTCATTTGCTAAATGTAAATTACCTGAAGCAGTATTACCATTATTCCCAGTTATATAAGGATAACTTGTTACATTATTTCTAGAATCTAATACAGTATATGTCGATGAATCATTCGAATTATATGTTGATTTATCTACAGATGCTCTGAATTCCCAATTTTTTGGTGTTTTTGCAAGGCTAGCCGAGATTGCTCCATGCATCCATATTCTATATTTTGTTACAATTTGTGGTGTAGTAAATTCATAACTTAGACCAACAGGAGTTGTAGTATTTGGTAAATCAATAGCAACATCTGCTGTAATATCATTATTCGGAAGTTCTGTTATTGTTGTACCAGTATTATGATAATGTCCAACAGTTCCTCCACCACCATTTGTACCAGTTATAACATCAGTTGCATTATTACCATATAAACCATATGCTGTGAAAGCTGCTGTTCCTCCTGCGCCTGCTAATGCTTGTTCTTGCTTAAATGATGTAATCGCATTACCACCTAATTCTTGAAGTTCTGCATGAGATACTGTTGCTGTAGGATAATAATCTGAAGCTTGACTAGCACCTCGAGTGTGATTTAGATAAAATGTTAAACTTTGATTTCTTATATTTGCTAAAAGTGGTCTATATGTTATTGTATTTGTACTTGTAATATCATCATCATAATATAATAAGTGATATGTTGTAATACTATAATCATTATCAATACCCTCATCTCTTGAACCCATATATCCTCTAGTTATACTACCAAAACGATTACTAGCATCATCTGCTGGTTTTAATATAGTTGTAGTTCCATTTTGAATTTTTTGAATTGCCCATAATATATCATCTGCATAATCACCAGTTGTACCCCAATAGGAGTCTCCACGTACATAAAATTCTATTTTAATTACAGTATCTGTTGTTTTAGGAGTAATATTAGTATCACCAAATGAATTTATTGTAATAAAACGTGAATCATTATGACCAGATGGAGGATTAATTCCAGTTTGAGTTGTTAAATTGCTTGATGGAACTACATCTATTACTCTATAAACATGATTATTTTCTTTTAAGTGTCCTGAGTATTCTAATTGATTACCTGCTGAATTTACTGCTACTATCTGCCCTGCATTACTTGCAGTTGGCTGTGATAATGATGCATATCCATTACTATTCTCTATTGTAATTGTATCAGATGAACTATTAGTTGTTATATTAATACCATCTCCCGCTACTAATGTTAATGTATCTGTTGAACTCTCTGCTACTACATCACTTTGACCTGATACTGCTATTGTCTCAAATGAATTTCCACTAGAACCACCTGATGCAACTGCACTCGGACTCCAACTACTACCGTTCCACACTAAAGCATCATTAGTGCTTGGTGATGCGCTTGATACATCTCCTATATCTGATAAATTACTAATTGCAGCTGTTTGGTCTACCCAACTTAATGTTCCTGAACCATCCGTCTGCAATACCTGGTTATTATTTCCATCAGTTGTTGGAAGTGTTAATGTATATGATGATGATAAAGCAGGTGATTGTAATGATATGTTATAAGTATTACTAGAATTATTTAACATTAGTTTACCGCTTGCACTACCTACTCCTCTTGATAATATAGAACCATTTACATCTAATTTTGCTACACCACTAATTTTATGACCAATTGAAAGATCACCTGTTGGAAATAAAGTTATATTTGATACAGCAGAAGATAATACACTTTGGTCAGTAGTACTTGATTGATTATATGCATATAATGATAATTCACCATTCTCAATAACAATTGAACCACCAATAGCTGAAGTTCCATCACTTCTTATTAAAAATTTACCATCAGAACCATTAGTATCAGAATAACTACTATCTATTTCAATACCATGTCCAAATAAACAAGTATTAAAATCAAAACCATTGTTTCTATGAACTTTTTGTATTACAAAATTTGAACTATTTCCTGAATTACTTACTCTAAATGCATCAAATAATGATTCAGTAGTATTATGTAAATGTAATTTAGAACTTGGACTTGTAGTTCCTATTCCTACATTACTTTGAATTATTGTATTACCTGTTCCATTAGTATCTATTGTAATATCTCCATTCACATCAGTGCTTGATATTGTATTCCCATCCATATTTAAATTATCTACTGATAATGATGTTAATGTTCCTAAAGAAGTTATTTGTGTTTGTGAAGAATCAATATTTAATACTGAATTAGTTGATGTTAAACCTGTTCCTGCAAATAAATTACTAATATTTGAAATACTTGTTTTTGCATTAGTACCACCACTTCCTCCATCTAATATTACTATATAATCACCATCTACTATTGTAGTATCTGTTGCCTCTGATAAATCTACTGCAATTGTTGCATTAGAATCTGAACCTGGTGTATGAACAATATCTATTAAAGAACCTTCAGTTAATCCAGATATATAATTTGCTGTTAAGGATGCTGCGGAACCTGTTGTATCTTGATTTAATGTTGGAAATGTACAATTTGATAAATCTCCTGATTGTGGTGTTCCTAATATAGGTGTTGTTAATATTGGTGAAGTTAATGTTTTATTAGTTAATGTTTGATTATTAGTTAACTGTACTATATCACTATTTGTAATACTAGCTATTTTTGTTGCAGTTGCTGCATTTCCTGATGTATCTTGATTACCTGTTGTATTTACACCTGGTAAATTAATATTAGCACTACCATCAAAAGATACTCCACCAATTGTTCTAGAAGTTTCTAAAATTGTTGCAGTTGCTGCATTACCATTTACATTACCAATTAGATTACTAGTCACTTGATTAAATGCTACATTATCTGTTGTTCCTACTGATTGACCAATTGCAATTGCACCATTATTAATAGTAACTCCTGTTCCACCTGAAAAATGTGCTCTTGTTTCAATTGCACTTGGTCCTGTATAAGTTATTACACCATCTGTATTATTATATGATAATGAACCATCTCCACCACTATCAGTTACACTTATTGCATGTCTTGAACGTGTTAAAGTATAATACAAATTTGAACCTTCTGCTAAATCTCCTGTATCATGATTACTTATATCGCTTACTTGACCAGTTACATTACCAGTCACATTTCCACTAACATTACCAGTTAAATTACCAGTCACATTTCCTGTAACATTACCTGTTACATCACCTTCTATTGTTCCACCTGTAATTGTTCCGGTTGTTGTTATTGTTGAGCTTCCTACATCTATTGAACCAAATCCTGATGTTATTGAACCTGAATTTAAAGCACCAACTTGTGTTAATGAAGAATTAACAACACTACTACCTAAAGTAGTTGATGATAATACATCTGTATTATTTATTTTATATGTTTTTGAATCAGCTATATTTACATTTTCACTAAAATTCCAATTATTATTTGTGATATTTGAAGAGTCAGACCATCTTATAGTTTTATCACCATCATTACCACCTTGTAATGTTATACCACCACCACGTGCAGTTTGATTACTAGGAGTTTCAGATTTACCTACTAATATATTCTTATCAGTAACTTCTAATTCTGTACTATTTACTATAGTTGTATCACCATTAAATATCGCAGTTCCTGATATAGTAACATCGCCATCAAAAAAAGAATTACCATCTAAATGTAATTTGTATGATGGATTAGTTTTATTAATACCTATATTACCAGAAGAATCAATACGTAAAGCTTCATTTATAGATGTACCATTATTTGTTGAAAATATTAAATCTCCTTTTGTATCATCAGAAGTTCCATCATGTGATGCTTGAATTTGTGCTAAAGATGTTTCAGAATGATCATTAAAGATTATTTTAGTTTCAGCTCCACCATCAGTATTTTCTTCAGTAGTATTTGTTAAAGTTAAATAAGGTTCATTTCCAGATAACTCTAATAAAGTAGATGGAGTATTTGTTCCAATACCAATATTACCATTATCTGCAATATTAATAGAATCATTCCATTTTAAAATAGCAGTATTACTATTAATACTATTAATAGATAATAGAGTTCCAGCAGTTCCAATATTTTCAGGAAATATTATATTTTGGTCAATAGTAGTATTTGTATGAGGATTTAATATTAAACTACCATGAGTTGATTTTTGTACACCTTCTGAATCATTTGTTTGACTTTTTATTATCAATTTACCTCCTGCATCAGATTGTGATGGAATTGTAAAGGAATTAGTACTAAAATTTCCTGCACCTTTTTCCATTTTTATAAATATATATTTTTAATTATATAATTATTATCTAAATATATTTATTTAATAAAAAAAAATTTATATTTCAAGTATAGGAATTGAATTTATATTTATTTTATCATCTTTTAAATATTCTAATAATGAACTATAATATCTCGCCATATTTTTATTATATAATAACTCCTCTCTTAACTCATCTATCCTTCTTTGATTAAATACTTCATAACTATATATTTGTAATATTTCTTTATTTATCATCTCTCTCTCATTTTTATGATATTGACTTGTAATTAATAAATCATTATAAATATCTTGCTTATCTATTACTAAAGGATTATAATACTTAAAATTATTTATTAATAGTTTTTTTACTTCTAAAAATTTAGTAGTCATACTAAATAATATTTCAATAAATCTATGTTTCTCTTCTCTACTAATATTAAAATTATAATCCTTTAGCATCTTTAATGAAGATTCTTTAAATATAATATTAGTTTTTTTAAAATTTAAATTATCATATTTAAATGTTTTCATTGATTCCTTATTCAAATAAAAAAATAAATTATTCCTTAATCTATATTTTGTTATAAAATTATATAAATTATTATTTAATAAAAATTCTGAAAATTTTTTATTAAAATTTTTATAATTATCAATAAATATATTAAAATGTATTGTTGTATAAGCATCAAATATACTAGTATTATATCTTTTAATATCTAATTTATAAAATTCAGGATTAAAATATTTTTTAATTTTATTAAATTTTTTGCATATTTCACAATGTTTATTAATATCTATTTTTGCCTCTATAACTATTAATACTCTAAACATTTCTGGTATCACATATACAAAATTTTCTTCTATAATATGTTTAAAATATTTATTTGTTTTTGATAAATTTATTAAGTCATTATTATTTTTTATATTACTGCATATTTTATCATGCATATCATATGGCAAATTATTAAAATTCATTATATCATTTAATAATTATATAAAAATTACTTTTAACTATATTTAAAAATCCCATATATTATGGATTTTTTTTATTAAATCTTTTTGTTGACTAAACATTGTAGGAGCTACAATTAATACTGCAAATTTATCTGGATTTTTATATATATCAAATGTATTTTTTAAAAAATAATTTATATATTCTCTAAATACATATGTTGTAACAGCTATTAATCCAATTTGAATACATACTTCTACAAATAATACTATCTTTGTTTTAGTTTCATCATATTTTGGCATTAATTTATCTAATAATTCTCCACTGCTTACACCAAATGTAAGAAATAGTATTGAATAAATAAATATCCACATTGCATACTTTGGATATATTATCTTTTTCATTTATATTATAATCATTTTTTATTTAAAATAAATAGTCCCATTAATATCATTATTATTCCTATTATTTCATTCGTTAAAACTTTCTTCTTATACAATATTACTGATAATAAAGTTATTAAAATTATTGTTAAAGGATTTTTACTTGCTATTAATGTATGGGCTTCACTTGATGATAATAAATAATACCATAATAATACATTTATTATTGATAAACTAACTTCTAATATAATATATTTTACTTTGTCCCATTTTAATTTTTTTATATTTGAGAATGTTTCAGTTTTTATAAATGTCATATAAGTAATTACAAATACAAAAAATAATAAATTTTTAATACAAAAATAATCATATTTATCTAAATCATTTAATACAAAATTTTTTTGTATTAAAATTATATTTGCTGTCATAAATGAACTAAGTATCAATAATAGTATATTCTTCATTTATTTAATATTTTAATAAAAAATAAAAAAATATAATTTTTTAAAACTTTTTTAAAAATTTTCTGAATTTTACCCCCTTTTTTATAAAAATAACGAAATGTATATATTTTGTAACCAAATGTATATATTTTGTAACCAAATATATATATAAATAACGAAATGTAAATATTTTCTAACTAAATATATATATTATTATGCTTTTTATATATAAATTATGCTAAATGTATATATTATTATGCTTTTTATATATAAATTATGCTAAATGTATATAATTTAGTTAAAATGTATATAAATTTAAATTTTTTAAAAATTCTTTATTTTAAAAAAGTTTTTAAAAAAATTAAGAATTTTACCCCCTTTTTCTTAAATTTAACCAAATGTATATATTTTATAACCAAATGTATTTAAAAATAACGGAATGTAAATATATATATATATATATATTAAATAATGGTTGAATATAGATGTGAAAGATGTCATTATATTGCTAAACATAAAGGAAATATAAAGAAACATTTACAGAGAAAATATCCATGTAGAGCAATTCACTCAAATATCAGTACAAAAGAACTTTTAGAGAAATTAAATAAACCTAAAGAAGGATTTTCTTGTAATAAATGTAATAAAGTATTCAATAGTAGACAAGGAAAATATCAACATCAAAATAGATGTAAACAAGAATTAATAGTTTATGAAGAAAATAAAAATAATACAGAAAAAATACAGGAATTAGAAAATGAATTAAAATTAATGAAAGAATTATTTATTGAAAAAATGAAAAATCAAAATGTTAAAAATATAGATAATAGTAAAAATATTACAAATATAGGAAATCAACAAAATAATACAAATATATTTATAGGATTTAATGATAAAGAAAGTATTCATAAACTAATAAATAATTGTCAAGAATCAATATTAAAACTAAATGAAAATAAAAGTAAAGATAAATGTTTTACAATATATGTAAATGCTGCGCATTTTAATCCAAAACATCCAGAAGCACATAATATTCGTTTAACAAATTTAAAACCAGATTATAAAATGATTGATATTAGAGATGATGAAGGAAATTGGAAAAAAGAACCACAAAAAGAAATATTTAATAATTTAATTAATAGTTCAAAAGAATTTATTACAGATATTATTAAAGAAAAAAATCCAGAATTTAATAATACTGATAATATTGATGATTATGAAGGTGATGATACTAAAGAAAAATATGTTTTATATTGTAATAAAAAAAATTATAAAGATAAACTAGAAGATATTGCTAAAAGTCAAGTATATAACAATTCTAAAGAATTAAAAAGTAAATAATTTTTTTATTTAATTCATAAAAAAGAATTATAAAATTATATTAAATAAATGGGTATATTTTCAAATTTAATAAAAGATTATATTAATGAAAAAAGTAGAGCTGCTTTTATGGAAGATGATATTGTAATTTTTTTTAATAAAGATACTATATTAAAAAGTTTATTAAATACTTGGTTTTGGTCTTCAACTGCTAAGAATTATAAAAGTATTAAAGATGTTGAAAGAAAAATGAAGAAAAAAGGTATTACTGCATATTATATTTCAAATGATAATAATAATTTTAATGAAAAATTTGCATTTAATGATAGAAATAATAAACCAGAACTTAATAAATTATATTTTAAATTAAAAGATTATAATGATGATAAAGTAAGATATTATACTTATAATAATTTTATTAGAATATGTGAAGATTATAAATATGATTTTATTGTATTTTTATTTATGAATTTTGGATTAAGATATATGTCTTGGTCATATAATTTAGAAGATAATAATTCTAATAGAAAAATTATTAAAGGAAATCTAGGAATTAAAGGAAATAATATAGAAGGTAGTATAAATAGAAATAAACAAAATAATAATTTATCAGATATGTTAGGTTCTAAATCTTTTGAAAATATAGGCTCTATCGATTACTTTAATACATGTAATGGTCGAGCATTCTGGTATACATATTGCTCACATAATCTTAATGAAACTGTTGAAAATATCTTAAATCTAAATGATAGATATTCTTATGAATATTATAAAAATAATACTGATATACAAACTTTATTAGAAGAAAGAATTGGAGGAGCTACTGATGTAAGTTACACATACAAAAATGATACTATGTCTAAATCAGCTATTAGTAAAATGGCAAGTATATCAAATAATTATGGTTCTATTGGTTTTAAAATGATTAATGAACTCATCGAAAAACATTCTTATAATAAAAAATATAATATTAAATTTTTTATTAGAACTGAATTAGAAAAAACAACTTTAGAAAATATAATATGGGATAAAAATTTACAGAAAGATTATATAGATATGAATATAGTTAATAGGAGGTATAAAAGTTTATGTGGTAATGATATAGATAATTTAATAAAAGAGAATGAAAAACTAAAAAATACTATTGAATTAAAAAAGAAAACATTAAATGCGTGTTCATCTAATCCATTTAATTCATTTATAAATTTAAATAATACAATTTAATAAAATTTGAAAAATTTATAAAAACTTAGTGATAAATAAAAAACTCTATAAAAATGAGTGATAATGAACCAAAATATAGTAAAGAGTTTATAATGAATAAAATGCAGCAAAGTATGGATACTACAGCACAAAAATTAGTAAATACTATAAAATTTAATTATGATATATCAAAATTATCAGCAGCTGTATATTCTGATTTTGGTTGGGATATTAATATATATAAAATGTATGGTGTTATTCCAACACAAAAACAATTTGATAATCTGTATTATAGATTATCAGATATTATAGAAAATGATGATAATGCTGCTGATTTATTACATAAATCAATACAAATGGATAATTATACATATAAAAAACTTTTAGGAGAACAATTTGAATGGGTTTTAACAAGTTATCATTTAATTCATAAACCAAATATTATATAATTAATTATTTAATTAGTAAATTAGCTAACTCATCTGCTCTAGTATTAAAATTTCTATAAATATGTTTAAAATTTATATAATTAAAATTTTTTATTAAATCTTTAGCTTGATTATATAATGGTTTTAATTGTTCAGATTTTATTGCATATGTTCCATTAATTTGATTAATAACTAATTTGCTATCACCTTCAACATATAAATTACTAATATTTTTATGAATAGCGCCTTTAAGACCTAAAACGAGAGCATAATATTCAGCATAGTTACAAGTAAATTTATTACCTATATATTTAGAGCTATTCCAAATTTCATCATTATTATGATAAATAACGGCGCCAGCTCCAGCTTTACCAGGATTTCCTTTACTAGCTCCATCAAATCTTAAAATATATTTACTTCTATTAGAAAAATTATTTTTTTTATAATGAAGATTAATTTCATTTATTTTATTAGTTTGAGGATTACTACTAAAGAATTCATGTATTTTTGTTTGTCTCATATTATTTATTAAATTTTTATTTCTCATTTTCACTTTTTTTTAATTAAATATAATTATATTAAAATTTATTACATATTTTTTATTAGAATTTTGAATAATCATTTCATAATCACTTAATAAATTTCTATTATCAGTAGGTAAACCATATAATATACTAGAAATATCGGAATCATAATCACAATCAGTTATTTCTAAGTTAAGGTCAATAGCGGCATTTAACAAAATCTCTTTAATACTATTAAATTCTGGTAAAGTTAATGTATTTATTTTAACTACACCAGATTCATTACCAAATTTAATACCTAATATAGCAGTAGTAAGTTCTACACAAAAAAAAAATAATTCTTTAGTATTAGCAAAATGTTGACTTTCAATAAAAACAGGATTTTCAGTAGTTTTTTTATTAATTAATAAATTAGCTAATTCTTTTATATTATTAATTTCAACACTAGTAGAGTTCATTGTACATATTATAATTAAAATTTAAAAAATATTTTTAAATAAAAAATGTTTTTGTGTTTTTATGTTTTTTAGATAGAGTCTATATATTCATTAATATAGTCAAGAGCATCAACTAATTTTTTTATTTCTTCTTTTATTAATTCATTTGATTTTTCATATGATTTTTTCTTTCTATAATTAACTTCAGAAAAATCCAAGCTAATAATACAAAGTTGTGAGATGAATACATACACTGATACAAATGCAACTGTATAAAGATTTGTGTATGAATACAATATAGACAACCACAAAATTCCAATTATAGAGCTAACATTTGTATTAAGATTTAATTTATCAGAATAAATCTTAATTTCTTTTTTTGAAAGAGTAGAGATAGCATCACTATTCTTTGCAATTTTTTCATTCAAATCAGAAAGCTCCTTAAAGTTTTTGAGTAAACCACGAAGATGAACTATCTTCTTTTCTTCCAATCCAAGTTCATTTTCAAGGTCTTCCATCTTACTATTTAGCTTACAATTCTTCTTGATAAGATTCTGATTATCTTTAGTAAGCTTTTCATTCTGAGAAATGATATATTCAGTAGAATTATTATCATCTCTAGAACGAGGTCTAGGTCTACGAGATCTTCTAATCTCTATGATATCATTATCTTCTTCCGAAATATTACATTCCTCATTAATTATCTCGTTTGAACTCATAATTATTTGCTCAATTGAAACAATTACTTTGAAAGCTTTTATAAAGTAAGTAAATTTATATATAATATTATAGCTTTCACATTTTATAACCTTCTATTATAATAGAAAATTATTAGTATAATATAAATTTAATAAAAAAATAAAATATTTAATTAAAATAAAATGGAGTTGAATGATAAGAAATGTTTAATGAATTTATTATTAATATCGTTAGTTATTTTATTGTCAGTTCAGATGATAAAATCGTTAAATAGATTAGGTTTAGTGGAGACATATTATCAAGAGATAAAGGATAATATGGTGGAGGTATCAGGAGAGGTAGTAGGTAAAGATGGTTTAGGGAAGAAGGATGTAGAAGTTATGTTTGGTTCTCCAAAGGGTTTAGTAGAGGGAAAGACAACATCGATGCAGAATGCGATGGAGGATGGGCCAAGTGATGGAATGGGTAATAAAACGAAGGTATTATTTAAGAATACTCCTTGTAGTCCAGATTGTTGCAACTTGGGAAAGGGAACAAATTATTCATGTGATAGAGGATGTATATGTATGAATAAAGCGCAGAATGAGTTAGTAGCGAGTCGTGGAGATGGAGTATACCCAAATGAGGCAACAACTGAATTAAATTACAGAAACAAATGTTTAATTCAGGATGAATGGTGTGAACAATAAATTATTTTTATAAAAAATTAATAGATAAAATTAATTTAATCATTTATATTTGAGACGTATGATATCGTTATTAGATTGATTAAATTTTTTATCATTATATTCATTAAATTTTTTAGATTTATAATATACATTTTCAGGAACTGAAGGTTTATATACATGAACAGGTTTAATACTATCAATTTCATCAGGTTTATATATTTCAGCTTGTCTATATTTATGTTTAAAATTATTTAAAATAGTATCTTTAATTTCAGGAGAATTTTGTAAGATATTGTAATATTCGGTAGTAGTTTTAGTTAAATACATAGGCATAGGTTCTCTTTCATCAACATCTAATGATAATTGAACTCTAATATTATTAGAAACAAATTGAAATCTTTTAGAGCAAGATTTATGTTCAATTTTAAATCTTTCAGGTTGTACAAATTCCATAATTTTTTGTATAGTAGCAACAATTAAGTTAATAGAACCGGAAATAATTCCAAAATAATATGTATTTTCAAAAGTAGTAGAAATAAACATTAATATTCCAGATAGTAATGTAATAATAAACATAGGCATAGTAAATTTAACATGAAGACTAGAGAAATATTTAAAAGACCTATCGTGTAAATGTGCATAGCATATTGATTTTTCAGCAATATTTTTTAATATAATTTCGTGTTCAGGTGTCCAAGTTATTTCATTAGCTTTATTTTTTAAATGAACTATAATATCTTTCAATTGCATTTCATCAATACAATCTTCTTCTAATAAATCGATTAATTTAAGTAAACTTTGATGATATTGTTTTAAAGGAAAATCCCTATTATCATTAATATTATTATCATCATCATCATTATGTTGATTATCATCATTTTCGCTATCAGTATAATCTCTATTAGAAGAGTTATAATTATTTTGATTTTCATTATAATTCATATTAGAAGAGTTATAATTATTCTCAATATCATTTTCAATATTATTATTTACATTAGATTTATTATTAGTTTTGTTAAATTTAAACATATTACTTAATTTTAATAAAAATTTTAAATTTTAAATACTTTGAATAATAGGATTCAAAAATTTTTTATTAAATTTCTATTCACTTTATTGTGATTTTCTATTACTAATGTCTTTAAATATGTTTCTTTAAATTCCTTGATAAAAATATTTTTCGGCTGAAAATTGGATCCAAAAATTTTTTATTAAATTTCTATTCACTTAATTGTGAATTTCTATTATAATACATAATAAAAATTTTAATAAAAAATTTTAAAAATGATATAAAATTTGAAAAATATTAATAATATATTAATAAATAAGATGTTTGTAAATTTTTGTAAGAAAATATATTTTAGATTAACTGGAAAGATATCAAAAAATTTAAATTTTAAAGACCTAGACCATTTTTATCCTGAAATTAAAAAAGGGAGAGTTATAAAGGTATATGATGGTGATACTATAACAATAGCAGCAAGAGTTCCAAAATTAAAAAATAGAAAAATATATAAATTTAACATAAGATTAAATCGTATCGATACTCCAGAAATAAGAAGTCAAAATCCATTAGAAAAAGAATTAGCTATTAAAATAAGAGACAAATTAAGTGAAAAAATAATGAATAAAATGATAAACGTGAAGATATTAAAAACTGATAAATATGGTAGATATTTAGCAGAAATTTTTTATAAAAAAGAAAATATTAATAATTGGTTAATTAATAATAATTACGCATCCGAATATAATGGGGGTAAAAAATTAAGCTTCTCTAAATTACCATACTTTAATCCAAGAATTGATAAAGTAGTTGATAGTAATATAGTAGAAGCTAGAATTATAAATCCAAATAATATTAAAATTTATGATGAAGAAAACAAAACGAAAGATTATTATTTAATAGAATAAATTAAGTATATAAATGAGCAATTGATGGATTAAAATCATCCATATTTTTTATTAAATAGTCTACAACCTTTGTATTAATTTTAAATGGTAAAGAAAATTCTATATCTAAATTACAAATATTAAGATTAGTATTATTTTTATTAATTAATCTTAATATATTAAGATTACTTATAATACATTCAATAGACCTTTTAAGATTACGAACACCATCTTCTTTTTCAGTTTTAGTAATAATATAATTAATAATATCATTATCAAATACTAAATCATTAGAAGAGAAATTAAAATCAGATAAAAGTTCAGGTATTAAAAATTCTTTACATATAGATATTTTATCATTACTTGAATATGAATCAGTATTAATACGAATCATTCTATCTCTTAATATAGGATTAATAAGATTATCATTATTGTAAGTGAATATAATAAGAGCTTTAGATAAATTAAGAGGAATATCATAAAAATATTTATCATAAAATGCATCATTTTGAGTGCTATCAGTCATATGTATAAGAGTATTAATAATTTCTTCACCTTTAGAACTATCACTAATTTTATCAAGTTCATCAAAATAAATTATAGGATTCATACATTGAGCTTTCATAAGAGAATCAACAATTTTACCATGTATTGCACCTTCATAAGTAAATGAATGACCAGTAAGATAAGAACTATCATTAACACCACCAAGAGGAATAAAAACAAATGGTAAATCTAAAGCTTTACAAAGACCTTCTTTAATTAGACGTGTTTTACCACAACCAGGACTGCCATGTATACCGATAACATTACCTTTAAGAGAAGGATTAGAAATCCATTGACCGATAATTCTAATAATTTGTTCCTTAGATTTATGATGGCCATAAACATTATCATTAAGAATATTATAAGAATTAATAAGAAAATCTGAAATATGATTAGATTCTTTAGGAATATCTAAATTTTTATAAATACCACAAGGAATTTTACATAAACTTTCAACATAATTTAATATTTTAAAATATTCACCACTCCTTTCATTCATAGAACTTAAATAATTTAACTTCTTTAATGCAATTGCCTTTAAATGGTCATCTATTTTAGAATTAATAATTTTAAATCTTAAAGGAATATCATCTTTATTAAGTTCAATAGTTTTTTTTTCATATTTATTAATTAATAATTTGGATTTTTTAGTAGATTTTAAAAAATATTCAGCTTCTAAATTATTATAGTTAATAAAATTAGGATTTTTTTCAATGTATTTTTTATTTTTTTTTATACGTTTATGAATCTTCTCAAAATCTTCATCATGTTCAAAAGTATTATTATCTTCTAAATTACCACCTAATCCTTTATTAAACACTATTATATTATTATTATCAGAAAATAACTTTTCTAATTTATCCTTTATCGTACTTTCAGTATTCTCTTCATCATTCTCTTCATTATCATCAGTTTCTTCTATATCTATTAATTCATAATCAATTTCATCATCATCATCATTATCTCCATTACCACTTCCCTTCTTACATATATCTCGATTTTTATTCTTTTTATTAATCTTTTTACTTTTTTTGTTAAGTTTTTTAGTTTGACTTCTAGTTATTGGTTTATTTTTATCATTATTTTTCATAGTATTATGTTATTACTTATTATCTATAAAAAAAAAGAATGAAATAATTTTAAATAATTTATAAAAATTTGAAAAAAATATTTAGAACTAAAATGTAAAATAATAGTAATATTAAAGTTTTTTTTAAATAAACTAAATTAAAATATTCAATTTAATTAAAATGTCAATTTATAAAGAGTTATCTTATAATCAGGATGTTGAAACAATTTCAGGATTACAATTTTCTATAATGAGTGCAGAAGAGATTGAAAATAGAAGTGTAGCTGAGATAGTATCAACTGATACCTTTGCTGGTAATGATCCTATTATAGGTGGTTTATTTGATCCTCGCATGGGTGTAATAGACCATAATAAAATATGTCAAACTTGTGAACAAAAGAATACATTCTGTCCAGGCCATTTTGGCCACATTGTTTTAGCAAAACCATTATTTTATATCCAATTTTTTGATGTAGTAAAAAAATTAATGAAATGTATATGTTTTAAATGTTCAAAACTTCTATTAGATAAAGACCAACCAGAATTAAAGAAAATATTAAGTAAGAGAATTTCGAAACAGAAAAAGTTTGAGTTTATTTATAAATTGTGTTCAAAGAATAAGATTAAGAGATGTGGTAAAGATATTAAGAATAATGGTTGTGGAGCGAAGCAGCCAGATAAGATTTCGAAAGATACACATGTTGGAAGAATTGTATTAGAATGGAAAACAAAAGAAGAAGAAGAAGATATTGAAGATATGATATTATTTGGTTCAGATGTTTATAGAATTTTTTCAAGAATTACAGATGAAGACTCTAATATAATAGGATTTCCAAGAAATATTAATAAACCAGAAGATTTAATTTGCACCGTATTTCCTGTTCCTCCTCCTTCAGTAAGACCTTCAGTAAGGAATGATACCGGTCAAAGATGTGAAGACGACCTTACTCATAAATTATGTGATATTGTAAAAACTAATAATACTTTAAAAACAAAAATAGAAAAAAATGTAAATAAAGAGCAAATTGATTATTGGACTATATTACTTCAGTATCATTTATCAACATTTATAGATAATAAAATACCTGGAATACCTCAAGCTAAACAAAGAACAGGAAGACCATTACGTTCTTTAGGAGAAAGATTAAAGTCAAAAGAAGGAAGAATTAGAGGTAATTTAATGGGTAAAAGAGTTGATTATTCAGCAAGAAGTGTAATTACTCCAGACCCTCGCATAAGTATTAATGAATTAGGAGTTCCTATAAAAATAGCAATGAATTTAACTTTTCCAGAAAGAGTAAATAAATATAATAGAGAGAAATTAACTAAATTAATTACAAATGGTCCAGATAATTATCCAGGAGCTAAATATATTAGAAAAGCTAATCAAGACTATAGAACAATTCGCATAAAAAATCTAGATATTACTACAATTAATTTAGAAGATAATGATATTGTTGATAGACATATGATGAATGGTGATTTTATTTTATTTAATAGACAACCTTCTTTACATAAAATGTCAATGATGAGTCATAAAGTAAAAGTTATGCCATATGATACATTTAGATTGAATCCAGCAGTAACTCCAAGTTATAATGCTGATTATGATGGTGATGAAATGAATTTACATCTTCCACAATCAGTTCAAACTGAAAATGAATTAAAAATGTTATCAAATGTAACAAGTCAAATAATAAGTCCAAGAGAGAGTAAGCCTATTATATCGGTAGTGCAGGATGTTACATTAGGTTTATATAGATTAACAAAAGATACTTCAATGTTAAATGAGAAGCAAGTATTCAATTTAATGATGACAAATACAAAGTTTAAAGGAGTAGTTCCAGAACCAATATACGTAAAAGATGATGTTAAGAAATGGAATGGTAAGCAATTATTGTCAGAGATATTACCACCAAATTTAAATGTAGTAAATAAAAATAATCAATATGATGAATCAAATAAAAATAATAAAGATAATTTAATTGTGATAGAAGATGGTAAAATTAAGCAAGGAGTATTTGATAAAAAAATATATCAAGATAGAACAAATGGATTAGTTCATATATTATTTAATGATAATGGTCAAGATGAAGCAAGACATTTATTTGATAATACACAGAAATTGATATGTGATTGGTTAGTATATAGTGGTTTTAGTGTAGGAATAAGTGATTTAGTAATATCAAAAGAAATGAATGATGAGATGAAGAAGGTAATAAATGATATGAAGGTGAAAGTGTATGATATAATAAGGAAGGTGCATGAGAATAATTATGAGAATAATTCATTTGATAGTAATAAGCAAAATTTCGAAAATGATGTAAATAAGTTATTAAATGATGCAAGAAATGAGGTAGGAAAGATAGCTTTAAAGAATATAACGGATGATAATAGAATGATAAACATGATTAAATCAAAATCGAAAGGTAATCCAGTAAATATAGCACAAATGATATCAACACTAGGACAGCAAAATGTAGATGGAAAAAGAATACCGGATGGTTTTACAGATAGAACATTACCACATTTTACAAAATATGATGATGGTCCAGAAAGTAGAGGTTTTGTAGAGAATTCATTTATAAATGGATTAACACCACAAGAATTCTATTTTCACGCCATGGGTGGTCGTGAAGGATTAATTGATACAGCTGTTAAAACCTCAGAAACTGGATATTTACAAAGAAGATTAATAAAATCTATGGAAGATTGTAAAATAAATTATGATTTAACTGTAAGAAATGCAACAGGTTCAATTGTTCAATTCTTATATGGAGAAGATGGTATTAATGCAAATAAATTAGAAAATCATAGTTTACCATTTATAGGAATGGAACCATCTGAATTACAAGAAACATATTTATTAAAAGAAAATGATATTATTAAAAATATATTTCAGAAAAAAGTTTTTGAACAAACTATAAAAAGTAAAGAAACATTTGATAGATGTTTAAAACATTATAAAGAAATATTAGAAGATAGACATTACTTAATAACAGAAGTTTTTAAATGTAAAGATGAATCCAGAGTATTATATCCTATATCAATAAAAAGAATAATAACAAATGCGATTAGTATATTTCATAAGAAGAAGACTAGAAGTGATTTAAGTCCATTAGAGGTATTAGATGATATAGATGGATTAGTGAATGAGTTGTATTTGAATGATAATAACAAGGGTAATAAATTATTAGAGATATTATTAAAGACATCATTAACACCGAAGAAGATATTATTAAAGGATAGATTAAATAAGTTATCATTTGAGTATGTAAAGAATGAGATAATTAAGAAATTTAGAGAGAGTATAGCACATCCGAGTGAAATGGTAGGAGTTGTATCAGCACAATCAATTGGTGAACCTTGCACTCAAATAACGCTTAATACGTTTCACTCAGCAGGTATTAGTTCAGCATCACAAACGGTGCGTGGTGTTCCAAGAATTAAAGAATTATTAAATAATAGTAAAAATATTAAGGGTCCATCAACAAAGGTATATTTGAATGAGAATATAAATAAGGATTATAATAAATGTAAAGAGGTATTAAATATACTAGAGACGACATATATAAAAGATATAGTAAAATCATCATCAATCTATTATGATAAGAGTGATGATGTAACAACTATAGGAGATGATTCAGAGTTTTTAAAATTATATAAGATGTATGAAGAAAATTGTAATGTATCATCACCTTGGTTATTAAGATTTAAATTTAATAAGGAAAAGATGTATAATTTAGGAGTTACAATGCATGATATATATCATACCATAACAAAATATTATGAGGATATAATAGAATGTCAATTTAGTGATGATAATTCAGATGAGTTAGTATTCAGAATTCGATTAGTTTATGAAGAGGATGATAATAAGAGTAAAATAGATAAAAATGATATAATAACTGAATTGAAAGCTTTAGAACATAATATAATAGAAAATATAATCATAAAAGGTATAGAAGGTATAAAGAAGGTAATATTGTTAGAAAATAAAGACATGAAATATAATAGCGATACAATGAAATTTGAGAAAAATACAGAATGGTATATGGATACAAATGGAAATAATTTATTAGATATATTAATTCAAAAAAATGTAGATAGTAAAAGAACTATTAGTAATAACATAAATGAAGTATTAGAGATATTAGGAATAGAGGCAGCGAGAGAAGTATTATTGAATGAGTTGAATGAGGTATTGGATCAGGAAGGTGTAAATTTCCGTCACTTATCATTATTGGTAGATACAATGACAAATAAGGGTAATATATTATCGATAGATAGACATGGTATAAATAGGAGTGATATAGGTCCATTAGCGAAGTGTTCATTTGAGGAGACAACGGATATGTTAATAAAGGCGGGTTTATTTGGTGAATATGATAAGATGAATGGTGTGAGTGGTAATATAATGTTAGGTCAGATACCGCCATGTGGAACAGGAGATACAAAGATATTGATAGATGAAGAGAAGTTAATGAATATAAATAAGAGAGAAATAGAGGATATGGATGAGATAGATGGAGGTTTGTGTAATGAGGAAAATTTAGAATTTGACTTTGAGATACCAACAGAAGAATTAGAAGTAGAAAAAACTGAAATAAAATTAAATATAGTATAAAAATAATATAATAAAAATTTAAATATGATAGAGGATGTAAAAGTATGTATAATAATATTTTTTATTGCATTATTAGGAATAGTATATTTTAAATATAATAGTCCTAATCAGAAAATAGAGAGATATTACAAGAAAGAGGATGAAACAAGATATTATATAGTAAAATACAACATATTATTTTTAAAAATGATGTTGATATTAAATGCTAAATATGTAATAATATACCTTTGTAGTATATTAAATAAAAAATTGAAAATATTTTAAAGTTTAATATTATATTTATCGATATATTCTTGTTCAATTAATAATTTTTTATATTTATTTAATTTTTTGTGACATTTATTAATGGTTACCTCGCTAATATCGCAATTAGAGGAGATATCTTTCTTTTGAATTTTAAGATTGCATAGATTAGAAACGAGGAATATGACACCAGCAGCGATAGAAGGTGGAGCATTTTCGCTAACGACAGAGTAATGGTCAGCTTTATCAATAATAGATTTACAAAATTCTAAATAATCATTAGATACATTAAGTTTACAACAGAATCTGATAATGAAATCATCAGGAGTAGAACATATAACATTTTTTTTAGTAATATCATGAAATTTTTTACATCCTTTAGTCATAGTAGTAACATCAATATTGAAAACTTTAGCTATTTCTCTAGCACTTCTAGGGACATTATGTTTTTTGCAACTCATATAAATACTAGATGCAATTAATCCAGTTCTATTAGAACCTCTAGAAATTTTTTTATCAGATATTTCTTTATATAATAATTTAGCTTCATCAATAATTGTTTGAGATATACCGGAATTAGTAGCATTTAAGCTAATATTATCAATAATTTCATACATACTTCTTTCTTTATAAGAAGTAGAGTTCCATTTTTGATATTTTCTAATTTTATACATAGAATAGGATGTATTATATTCATTACTGATTACAGAGCCTAAAGACAGTTCAGGTAAAAGTTCATTAGTGGGCATACCACAACGGGTAGGGTCACTTTTTCTAGAATCCTCACTGCCATAATATCTCCATTCAGATTGCTGATCAATAAATTTATCTCTTATAGTATTACAATCTTCACAAATATATACATTATCTTGTAATTTTATATTATTACATTTACAAATATTATTTGTAGATTCTTTATTTTTTTCATTAATATCAAAGTCATCGAATAAGTTCCATAATTCATCATTATCATCAATTAATAATGATGACATTTGTTTTAAAAAATAAATAGGTATTCATATAATCTATATATTAATGGGTTTTTATTTTTAAATGCTTATTTTTAAATAATTTTTCAAATTTTAAAATTTGAATTATTTATTTAAAAAAAAATTGTTATTAATATTCAAATATGTTTGTAATCAAGAGGGATGGTTCTCAAGAAGAAGTAAGTTTTGATAAGATATTGCATCGAATAAAGAATGTATCAGATGGATTAGAAGTGAATTTTCATGAGATAACTCAAAAAGTATGTTCAAGAATACATAATAAGGTTCATACACATGAGTTAGATGAATTTGCATCTCAGTTGTGTTCATCATTGATAATCGAGCATCCAGATTATGGAAAACTGGCATCAAGATTGGTAATATCGAATCATCAAAAGAGAACATCACCTTCATTTTCAGAAACGATAAGTATATTATATGATAATAATAATTTTGAGGGAGTGCATAGTCCTATAATATCAGAAGAATTATATGAGATAACGATGAAGAATAAAGATAAATTGAATGATTATATAGATTATGAAAGAGATTTTTTGATTGATTATTTTGGTTTTAAAACTTTAGAAAGAGCTTATTTATTGAAAAAGGATGATAAGATAATTGAGAGACCACAACATATGTGGATGAGAGTTGCTTTAGGAATTCATGGATGGGATTTTAAAGAGGCTTTAGAGACATATGATTTGTTATCTCAAAAATACTTTACGCATGCGACTCCAACATTATTTAATGCTGGAACTCCGCGTAGTCAAATGTCATCATGTTTTCTTTTAGATATAGAAGATAGTATTAAAGGTATTTATGAAAATTTAACGGATTGTGCTCAGATATCAAAATATGCAGGAGGAATTGGAATAAATGTTCATGATATAAGATGTAAAGACAGTGTAATTAGAGGAACTAATGGTAAAACTGATGGAATAATACCAATGCTTAGAGTATATAATGCAACTGCTAGATATGTTAATCAAAGTTCTAAACGTCTTGGTTCTATAGCTGTATATATAGAACCTTGGCATGGAGATATAATGGATTGGCTTGAATTAAGAAAAAATCATGGTGCCGAAGAAGAGAGAGCTAGAGATCTATTTTATGCTCTATGGATTCCTGACCTATTTATGGAAAGAGTTCAAAACGATGAAATGTGGTCTCTAATGTGTCCAGATATATGTAAAGGTTTATCCACATCATATGGAGATGATTTTAAAAAATTATATTTAAAATATGAAAAAGAAGGTAAATTTATTAAACAAGTTAAAGCACAGCAAATATGGTATAAAATATTAGAAGCTCAAATAGAAACTGGAACACCTTATATGGCATATAAGGATGCAGTAAATTTGAAAAGTAATCAAAAAAATATTGGAACAATTAAGTCAAGTAATTTATGTATTGAAATAAATGAGTTTACATCACCAGATGAGATAGCAGTGTGTAATTTAGCATCAATATGTCTCCCGATGTTTGTAGATTATGATGAAAGTGATAAACCGAAATATAATTATGAAAAGTTACATCATATAACGAAAGTAATAACAAAGAATTTAAATAAAATAATAGATAAGAATTTCTATCCGGTAGATAAAGCGTGGAGGTCAAATATGAAACATAGACCAACAGGAATAGGTGTTCAAGGATTAGCAGATACATTTATTAAGATGAGAGTAGCATTTGATAGTAAAGAAGCAAAAGATATTAATAAAAAGATATTTGAAACAATATATCATGGTTCATTAGAATCATCAATGGAAATAAGTAAAAAAAGGAAAAGATTATATGAAGAGATGAATATGTTATCAACAGATGGAAATTTATCTAATAATATGGAAAAAATAAAGGATATAGAGGATTATTTAGATTTGAATGAATGGGAAAGAAAATTAACAAAAAAATATAAAGGAGCATATTCAACATTTGAAGGAAGTCCTATAAGTAAAGGATTATTTCAATTTGATATGTGGAATATAAAACCCACAGAAGGTATGTATGATTGGGATGCATTAAGAAAAGAAATAAATGAGCATGGAGTAAGAAATTCATTATTGGTAGCATTGATGCCAACAGCTTCAACTTCGCAAATTATGGGTAATAATGAGGCATTTGAGGCAATTACTTCAAATATATATAAAAGAAAGACATTAGCAGGAGAATTTATAGTAATAAATAAGTTTTTGATAGAGGATTTAGTAAAGTTAAATATTTGGAATAAAGAAGTGAGAGAGAAGATAATAATAAATGAGGGAAGTATACAAAATATAGAAGAGATACCAGAAGAAATAAGAGAATTATATAAAACAGTATGGGAGATAAAGCAAAAGGATGTGATAGATTTAGCAGCGGATAGAGCACCATTTATATGTCAAACACAATCAATGAATCTATTTGTAGCTGAACCAAATCCGAATTTATTAACAAAGATGCATTTTTATACTTGGAAGAAAGGATTAAAAACAGGAATGTATTATTTAAGGACAAGACCAAGAGCAACAACACAACAATTTACGATAGACCCTACAAAATCGAAGAGTAATATAAGTAAAAGGAGTGTAGTAACAGCAGAAGAACCAGAAGAATGTTTAAATTGCGGAGCTTAAATAATAAAAATAAAGTATATAATTAGTCATCATTTTTTATTTCAACTAAAATATCATCATCAGTAGGCGGTTGGTCAGGTATATCACTTTTAGAAGGAGGATTAACTTTGCCAATACTTTTTTTACCATTATATTTTTTTTTATAAAATTGATTTTTATGTTTATTAATTTTATTAATTAATTCATCATTAGAATTATTATATTTATAAATATTATTATTTTTATAATATTCATATGAAGAACCATATTTATCGATAATAATTGTGCTATAATTATTATCGATAATATATATGCTCATTTTTAATTTTAATAAAAAATATTTTTTATTAAATTTAATCAAATTTTAATTTTCAATTAGAAATAAAATAATCTATTTAATTAAATAATATGAATTTATCAAATGAAGATAAAAGAAAATTAATAAGATATGCAAATAGAAAAAAAGAATTAGAAAGGAGTAAAAGAAGTCAGATAGATAATAATATATATTCAAATAATATATTACCAAGTAAAAATGAATATAAGGAACATAATATTTATAATAAAATGCATTTAAATTATAAAGTAAGGAGAAAAGAGAATAAGATAGTATTATATAAAAATTTGAGTGCACTAGATAGGGGTTTAGTAATATTTAATTTATATGAGACATTTAGAGATGTAGTTACAGTTAAATTAATAAAAGCAAAAATATTTACAGAAAGTGATACTGATGAACATTCAGAATTTTTTGTATTACATATAGAAGAATTAAATAAAAATATAAGTGACACAGAAAATCATAAATTAAATAATTCATTTGCTATATTAGATATTGATTCACATTTTGAACATTCAAATGCAATTCATCATCATAAATATACTAATTCCTATGATATTAATAGAGATGTTAAATATTTTGATCCTCCTTTAAATAGTTTATCTAAATTAACTTGTCAAGTATATAAAGAGGACCAAAATAATATATTAAATGATACTAATGATAATTCAACCTCAATACCAATAAATTTAAGATTAGAATTTATAATAGAGACAAAAGAGAACACAAGAATATATTAATCTTTTTTAATTTTAAATGCCTTATTAATAATAATTAGATACCAATATAGATTCATAGTATATAATATATAAAATAGTATATTTTCAATATAAAAGAAAATTTTAGTATTATTATCTAAATTATAATTTACTACAAAATGAAATTGAATAATAGGCATTTGTATAACTCTTGCAAGTGTATATGATATGAAGAATGATAATGAAGCTAATTTAACAAGATAGTGATTATTATTTAATTTTGATTTTAATAAAAACCATCTAATAGTTAGAAATGGAGTGCTAGCTTCAACAATTAGAAACCAAATAATATAATTACAGCAAATTTTATAGTATAAAGTTGCAGTTATACCAATAATAGCAATAGCATGATGAATATTAAAAATTTTTTTATCAGGTTTATCTAAAAGATTATTATAGATTAAATCATATATGAAGTAACTAATAGCATATGCTAATATATGTCCTTGTTTATTATTATATTGATTAATGTTATTAGAGTTATTAAAGTATGTATGTAAAATAGATTGATATGAGATTATTATAGAGAAAACCATACTAACAAAATAATTATTCCATAAATTTCTATTAACATAATTTAACTCATTATAAGTTTTACTAAATTGTAAAAAGTATTTACTTAATATATGTAATAGATGAAAGTTATTAGTATATATAGATATAAATAAAAGTATTTCATTATCAATCATAATTTTAATAAAAAATTTTAAGATTAAGAATGATATAGAATTTTAATTTTTTTTGATTAAAATAATATATAAAAAAATTTTTAAATAAATTTAAGATTCAGCTATAGCGCTAACGATAAACATAAATGTAAATAAAATTGAGAGAAGAATATCGAGTGAAAAATTTTTTATTAAAAATGCTATAAGTGTCCACACAGCTATATAAAGGCTATCTCCAATTACAGCATATAATCCAGCAGTTTTTCCATAATTTTTAAAGAATTTAGTCCATTTATTATCGTATTTATTAGGAACATTAGAGATAATAGTATAGAAAGTTAAGTCACCAATAATTTGAACGATTAAAAATATTATAAAAAATTTAATAATGTTATTTTCATTTTTAAAATAGTAATTATATATACGATAAGAAATAATAATACCAATAAGAACATAGAATAAGTCACCAGCAATAACATTATAAATATTAAAATGTTTAAAGTCATACCATTTTTTAGTATTTTCTCCTCCTATAATATTAAGGAAAAAGTATCTCATAGGAAATTCTATAATAGCAAATGCTACAATCCAAACTAATATATTATGTAAACTAAATTTGGTTAAATTATTCATTTATTTAAATTAAATATTATTTTCAATTAATGCTCCTTTAATTATGCAACTATTTGTATTTTTCTTAATACATTTATTACAATTATATGTATAATTTATACATTTACTGCAAGGTATACAAGATATAATTTCATTAGAGTAAACCATAATTCCTAATTGTTCATAAGTAATGTTATGAGAACCAATAGAAGGATTATAATATATTTCATTGTCTCCATTAATAGCAGCTACTTCAATAACTGGATTATAGCTAGAGAAAGTATAATCAGAATTAAATCTTTTAACAAATAATTTTATATTACCGGTAACTTTAGAAAGTTTAAGTTTTAATATTTTTTTACAATTATTGTTATTATTATATTGGTTAAAAGTGAAAAATAAGTTGCAGCTGCCTATACTACCACTAGGAAGTATTTTAAGACCAGGTGGAACATTAATTTCAAGATTACCATTATCATGTTTTTTAATATATTTATAACAGTTTAGTAGATTTGGAGGTTCATATGTAGTATCTAAAACAGTATTAGGATTTTTATTATAATTAATTTTATTAGTAGATTTGCAGCATTTATAAGTTTGAATAATAATACCGGCAGTACTGAATATGCCAGTTATAATAGCAATAATAATTCCTTCGCTAATCATATTATTTAATATTAAATTATTTTTTTATTTTAAGAATTTCTTTTTCATAGAAAGGTTTATTTTTAATTAAATTACCACATACTTTATCGCCACAATGGTCAATATTAGACCAATATTGTGATATTTCAGTTTGTTTATGATTTTTAAGAATCCATCTTCCAAGTTTATTATAGTTATTGTAATGTTCAAATTTAATATAATTTAGTGGTTTAATAAAAGAATTCCCCATTTTAATAAATTATTAAAATATTTTTAGATAATTTTAATAAAAAATATTTTTAGATAATTTTAATAAAAAATATTTTTAGATAATTTTAATAAAAAATATTTTTAGATAATTTAAATAAAAATTAAAATAAATGAAAAAGGTGAAATCTTGTTGCACTCATAAGAAAAATAATAAGAAATGTATTAGAACAAGTGATAAAAAGGTATTTAATTTGCCAAGAAAAGTAGATAGAGAAATATGTTTATCAAGAGATATAAAGGGTTATAGTATGAAAAGTTCGTGTGCTCCATATAAAGATTGTTCAAAGAAGCAATTTTTATATAATAAGGATGACCCGAGTAGTTCATTTAATGTGTATATTGATAAAAATCCGAATGATACTATATCAATAAAATATAAAACAATAGAGGATGTAGAAAATACTATAATGAAGTTAGAAAAATTATATAAAAAAGATAAATATACACATAAGAGGATATGGCAGGTAGGAATGATAATGTATGTAAGATTAAAAGTATTAAAAGATAAAAAGCCAAAAGAGTTTAAATTATCAGAAAGATATTTTAAATTTTTAAAAAAAAGAACTACATTAAAAGGTGATGAAAGAAAAAAGTTAACATTTAAATTATAAATTAGAGAATAGGGTAGGAGGTATTATAATAGCATCATTTTTCTTAATTAGAATAGGTTTATTAGTTTTTTTCTTTTTATTTTTAAGTATATCGATAATAATTTGTAAATATTGTTCATCAGACATAATAATAATTTTATATTAAAATATTAAAATATCTTAAAATAGAAATATGGATAAAATAAAATTTATATTAATTCCACATGCAGGAAAAAAATATGCAGGTGATTGTAGAAATAAAGTGCTAAGAAAAATTAAAAATATAGAAAATATAATATACATAACAGCTTTACATAAATCACTACATTTAGAAGAAAATTTAAAAAATAAAAATTTCATAATAAAAGATGAATGTAAATTATTTAATAAAAATAATGTAGCAAATTTTATAAAAAATAATAAAATTATAAAAAATGAACATTCTTATGAATGGGTTAAAAATGAATTAAATATTAAATTTAAAAATGCGAAACATACTGTAATAACACCAGGTCCTAATATTGAATTAGAAGATTATAAACAATTAATTAAATTAATTAATAAAAATAATTTGAGTAAAAATACTACATTAATAATATGCACAACAGATTTAATACATTATGGAAAAAAATATAATATGACTAGTTTAAAGAGTCCAGTTCAAAATAGTAAAATATATGAAGAATCTAAATTTATTAATTCAATTATTAATTTGGATTTAAATGAAATAAATAATTTATATAAAAAAAAACCCTATTTATGTTGTGGTATAAATTCTATTAAAATTTTAGTTTATTTAATTTTAAATATTAATAAAGATTTAAAAGGAGAAGTATGTGATTATTATGATTCAGTTCAATCAAATTATAATAAAAATAGTATTAAAAGATATAGCAATGATTTTGAAAATAAAATAGAAAATTTTGTATCTTATGTATCAATAATATATAAAATAAATAATAAAATTAAAATAACAGATTTAGATAAAAATATAGCATTAGGATGTTTAAGAAACATTCTAATAAAAAATATAATTCGTAAAAATATAAAAACTGATTTTAAATATTATATTCCTGAATGGTCAAATTTTAATAAAATTAATAATGGTATTTTTGTAGGAACAAATATTAATAAAACAATAAAGTGTTCAACAGGAAGATTTGAAAATGATAATAATATATCATCTGCAATAAAAATATATTTATCATCTAAAAATTGTTATAATGATTCAAATAATAGATGGGGAGGAATAAATAAAGTTGATATATCTAAAATTAATTATAAAATAGAATTATTAGATAAAAAAAATACATGGAAAGAGGTAGAATTAAAAATATTACAAGAGAAAGAAGAAGATTTTAAAGATTATGGTTTTTATATAGAATATAATAAAAATAATATTATGTATAATGCAACATATTTACCAAATGTATGGAAAGAATCATTAAAAGATAATAATATAGTAGAGATGTTAAATAAATTATCATTAAAAGCAAGTAATAATAAATATAATTTAAATAGTATAAAAAATTTAAAAATATATATCTATGAATCTAAAAAATATAATAAAAAATTATAGAAGTTACATAGCAAGGGCAGCTTTACGAATGAATTCTTTACCATTAGATAATTTAGTTCTTAATTTATGAACTAAATTAGAAATTAAAATAGTAGCATTAATAATTTTAGAGTAATTCTTAGGATCATCACCATATACATATAATTTAAATACATTAAACTTTTCATAAAAGAATACATTAATACATTTTGTAATAATGCGAATTTTATTAAATTGGTCTTTATTTTTTTTTATAAGATAAATTAATGCATCATTAAACATTTTATCCTTATTATGTTCTTTATAAAATTCTTCTCTAAGATGAAAGAAATATTCATGAATTACATCATTTTTAGTATTCATATTAGCTTGTATAATATCTAATTGACCATTACCAGAAGGGTCTTCAACTCTTTTATCTAAATTCTTAATCATTTTTTTATATTTAATCCTTTCAAGTCTATCAGCTTTTTCTTCAGCTTTTTCTCTTAACTTAATTTTATTTTCAGTATTTTCATCTTCATAGATTTCCTTTATAGCTAAATCAATTTCATCTTTTTCATCTTTAATAAATTCTTTATTTTTTTTATTTTTCTTCTTTTTTTTCTTTTTATTACAATCAGATTGTATATCAGATTGTTCATTATCTACTATATCAGATTGTATATCAGATTGTTCATTATCTACTATATCAGATTGTATATCAGATTGTTCATTATCTACTATATCAGATTGTATATCAGATTGTTCATTATCTTCTACATTAGAATGTATTTGATGATATTTTTCTTTATTATTTAATTCTTTAATTTTTTTAAAATAACCAACATTATTGGCATAATTTCTATTTTGTAATTCAATTAAATAATTTTCTAATTCATGATAAATTTCTTGTTCATCTGTGCATCCTTGTTTTCTAATATGTTCTTCTAAATCCATTATAGCAGTCCAATTAAAACCACTAATATATGATGGTAAACCTAATCTTCTAGCATTATTAATTACCCTATCAAAAGGTAATTTATTTTTTTTTATAGTATTAACCATATTTATAAAAATAATCAAACAATAATAATTATAATATTATATTATAAAATCAAATTTTATTTTATAATAAAAAAATAGTATTATTCTATTTTATTCACATTTATATATTTTTAAATAATTAGTAATCTATTATAATAGAAGATTTCTATTCATATAATATCTATAAAATAAAATGTGAAAGTTACAATTGGTAAAAGTAGGGTCATACAAACGTGAAGACAAAGAAAAATGGCCCTTTCGATGAAGAACTTGACTGTTCAACTGAACAACTTGATGTTGGAGGATTTTCTGGAGCATTCGGAGAAGTTAGTGAAGGATGGAGAGCGTTCGAAGAACGAGCATGATATCCTGAAATCTTTTGTTGAGATTTATCGTCAATCTCAGCCTAAGTCTGCTTCTGTAAAGATGCAAAAGGATTATTCATCTGAAGAGAATCATTCTGATTCTGGTTCTTCTACTTCTGAGAAGAAGAAGAGAGAAGGAAAGCCGAATTTCTGGACTTCTTACTTGAAGTTGCGTATTTCGCAGCTGAAAGATTCTGATAACTCTCCTAAAGAACGCGGTTGGCACATGAAGGCGGTGTCGACTGAGTACAAGAACTTCCGCTCTGAGCATAAAGAAATGTTCAAGTTCTTGGTTAACCGTTACAAGAGCGGTTTTCGCTTGGAGCATCAACTTAACTGGTATGCTACTGACCAAGAGACTATGAAGCTTTTCAAGAGGTTCATCAAGGAACAAGAAGCTCTTGAGAATGAGAAGAAGGCTAAGAAGGAGGCATTGAAGGAGTTGAAGAAGACTGAAAATGCTAAGAAGAAGAAAGATAAGCCATCTGATAAGGTTGATGAGAAGAAGGCAAACAAGAAGAAGGCAGAGAAGAAGAAGCAAGCTAAGAAAGTAGAAGATGATTCGAACATCGCATCAACGAGCACAGGTCTTACAAAGGATATGCTTTACTCATTGAGTGTTCCGATTTCGGATTCTGAATCGGATGATGATTCTGAAGATGAAGGCTTGACTACTGTAGATGTTGACTATGTTCCTGGTCAATACAGTAGTGATGAAGATGAGGAGTAGACGTAAGGAACAAAAATGGCGAATAAAAGATAGATAGTGGGTGAATCTATTTTTTATTAAAAAAAAAATTAAAATATTTTAAAATTATTTTTTATTAAATTATATAATAAGAAAGTATTAATAATAAATATTAATATAAGTATTTCTTGATTATCTCTAAGTCTATTTAAAGAAATTAATAAATCATATAAATATCCTTCTTCTTTTTTAACTCCTCTTAGTTTAACTTCAATATAACTAATAGTGCATTTAGTGTAATTAAATATGATTTTAAGAGCTAAAAATAGTAATAATTTAATATAAGAAGCAGGTATAATAACATTCAACATCATATGATATAATCCATAAGATAAGAATATTTTAACTATAAAATGAATTAAAAAAGGATCCATTTATAAATACAAAATATTTAAATATTTAATTTATTTGTCTTTTTAATTTTATTATATTTTTTTTTACCTCCTTCTACAATTCTATTAGTAGTTGTAGTTTTAACAGGCACTGCTGCTGGTAATATAGGTTGTGATGTTACAATACCAGAAGGAGTAGTTACTAATGTGCTAGTAGGTTGTGTAGGTTGACCAGGATATGGTGAGGGTGCGACAGCAGGTTGAGAGACGATAAGTGTTTCTTTAACAACTTTTTCAGTTTGCTGTATTTTGCAAGGATTAATGAATCCTCTATAGATGATGTAACAAGGCATACAGAAGCATGCGAATAGAACGTCACAGAAACCATTAACATATCTAAGACCGGAGCCTTGTTGTTTTTGTTCTTTAAGACATGTAAATAATAGATAGAAACTGTATAGAACAAGAGAAACATGAACAAGAGAGCTAATAAAAATGTATACATAATAAGATTCATTCCAATGTCCTGTGTAAGTTTCAATGCCATATTTATCTTTAAATTTTTCTTCAAAAAATTTGAGAATAGGAAGTCTAGAATTTAATAATTCCAATATTGAAACCATATTTATATTAAATGATATATAAATATTTTATAAAAAAAATTTAATTAAGACAGGGTCTAGCCATTCTATATATAGCATAAATATGTGGAGCACATAATGCGACTAAGAAATTACATATTGGTTCTTTACATCTAGTAGCAGTATATAATGCCCATCCAATTATAAATATATTAACAATAACTAATATTAATAAATAAACTTTAATGAATAATGGTGCACTTTCATTATATTGAGTAAATTTTTCTTTATTTTTTGTAAGATAATTACCAATTATACTATTATCACTAATTATAGTTGTAAATTTATTTAAAAAACTATTATCATTCATTTTATTTAATAAAATATTAAAAAAAAGGATTAAATTTATTCAATATTAAGTGTATTATTATTAAGTAAAAGTCCATCAATACTAGAATTGTCAGCGATATCACTTATTTCGCTACCGCTAATATTGCTAAATGTTTCAATTCTATCTTCATTTTCAATTTCATTAAGAATATTATCAATATTAGAGGGTCCATTCATAGTTTGTTGTTCATGTTGTCTAGCAGGTGGAGGAGGCATACTTGATTGATTACCACCTTGACTGAACATATTTGCGAACATTCCAGCCATACCAGTTTGGTCATTACCATTATTCTGCATAGTTTTAGCAGTAGCACCAGCGAATTGTCTCATAAGATCAGGATTTTGTTTCATAACTTGGTCTAAACCTGGCAAGGATGATTTGAACATAGTATTTGTAAGATGGAACATAAATGCGCTACCAGCGAGACTCATAAGTAAGCGTAATTCAGGAGCCATTTTGCTATCGCCTTTATATTTTTCATGTAATTCTTCAAAAATGTCATCATAATCATCAATATTATCATTAATATTTTCGGACCAACCATCAAGTCTAGCATTGATAGGGTCAAATTTGCTATTAAGAAATTCGATACCAGTAACGCAAGCTACAAGTGCTTTTCTTTGAAACTTAACAGAAACATCAGCTTTTTTATCATTATTAATTCTGTCTAATTCTGTCTGCATTTCATCTAAGCTAGAATTTATAGTAAATCGTTGAGGTAATTTAACTCCCTTTTTTTCTAATCTATCGAATTGATATAATATTTTTCTTTTCATATTTAAAATTTCTTCTTCAGTTCTAATTCTATCTTGAAAATAATCTTTTTGAGGTTCTGGTTTAGGAGTTGGAATATTATTATTAATATTTATAGAGGGTTTATTATTATTATTAAATTCTTCATTATCTTCTTCACTAGTATCATCATCCCAGTTATTATTTTTATTAAAAGAAGGAGAATTAGTAGAACTTATAAAAGGAGTATTATTAGGAGTGTTATTATTAAATTCTTCATCAATAGAACTATCATCAGTATCGCTAATAATTCTGCTATTACCAGATGATACAGAGAACATGTCTGAAGCGTTACCTTTAACTTTTTTATTCATAATTAGGTCAATACCATCCATAGGAATGTCATCATTAATAGTGAGATTAGGCTTAATTGAAAGATTATTAAATGTGCCTAGTTCATTCATTTTTATTAAAAAAAAAGGAGAAACTTTAAATAAGTTAATAACGCATTTAAAATAGTTTAAAAATAATAATTATTTATTTTATAAAATGAATACAAGAACAAATGATAAAATACATATTAGACATAATGATTTAAATATTCCTTTTATAGGATTGGAAGAAGCATTAATAGATTATAGTGAAGAAAATATAAATAAGATAGTATCGAATGTATTAGATTTATTAGATAAAGAGAATATGACTAAAGAGGAATATTATAATATTTGGATGTCACAGCATAATTTATTAAAGCAAGATTATGGTTTTGTATCTAAGGATGGAGCTATAATATTTCATTTAACTTTAGCAAATTTTCATAGAAATAATGAAATATTAATCAAAAAATTAAAAAAGTATATTAATTATGTAATAGATAAGAAAAATAATATTGATGTTAATAAACCTAAAACTAAAAAAGATAAAGAATTTAAAGATTTAGAAGCAAAAGCTGGGATTATTGAAGATAATGTTGATATTAATATGTCTATTGATAAAAATATTGATAATTTACTAATAATTATTGCTAATAATAGAAATGAAAATGCTATAAAATTTAAATAAAAATTGTGTTTTTTATTATAAATTAAAAATATAAGTAAATATAAAATGGATGAAGAAAATGAGATATTAGAGGTAAATAATAGTGTAGAAGTTGAAGAAGAACCAGCAGAGGAGCCAGAAGCAGTTGAGGAACCAGCAGAGGAGCCAGAAGCAGTTGAGGAACCAGCAGAGGAACCA